AAATAACTTAGGATTTCTGTTAAATTATAAAGAATCCTAACGAATTCCATACTATAAACTGGAAGAGTTTCGCTTGAAGAAGACGCGCTGGGAAACAAAGTTGACTCCATAGAAAACATAGGAGACTTAAAAAGATAGAGAGAGGGAGAATCTTTAAAAAATATCTTTTCTTTTTCTACGATTGCGGGAGTTTGAGTCGCGACGCCAGGCGTTTTAGTAGGATTTTTTATAGACATAAAAGAATATTGAAGAATATAAGAATCCTTATCAAATGTCTTTTTTTCTCCAAGTTTACCAACAAGTTGTTCTTTGGTTAAACTTTTAAAAAACTTCCCTGTCAATACTCTAGTTTGGTATTTCTCTTGTAAACGTCTAGAATATGTTTTAAATTCCCGAGACAAGACGGAAAAATCATAAGCATAACTTTGTTTAAGCATTTTATTTTTTTCTTGAAAAATAATAAAGATTTGTCTCAATTTATCTAATTGCTCTAAATGAGTAAAAAGTTTAACATCATATGTTCGTGCTGCTTTAGCAGTGCTTGCTGTAGGAGGCTTTGCACCTATCTTCCAGGTGGGGTCTATATCGTCAAGAAGATCAAGAAATTCTAGCTTAACGGGGTGAGTTAAACCCACTATTACTTGAATTTGAACATCTCCGGGTGGCTTGTTGCCGGGGTCTATATGAAACCTTTGGGTAATAAGGGTAGAGCTTTTGATATGTGTATCCAAAAAAGCTCTCAGCTTATCTTCATATTTAATCCCAAAAATAATTCCTGTTTGTTTATTTTTTTGTGTCCATTTTTGTATATCACCACCGTTGAGCAAAAACGTGTCTTCAAGTACTTCTCTAAGGGCGTATCTCATTATTTTACTTAATTCAGGATTCCCCCACTCCTCATTGCCAAGCGTCTCAAACAACCCTTTAGAATCAAATTTAGGAGTAGGCGTGCCGTAGCCTATAGCCTTTCTATATTTTACTTGATAAAATATAGCATCTATGTCGGCTTTAACCCACTCTATCATCTTAAAGCCTGCCTCTGATGCTTCTTTGGGTCTGATTCGCTCTAGCTTTTTAAGTTTATACCAATAATTCATTTTGTGCTCGTTAAGTTGCTTTTACGTTATTGCTGCCTGCATGATTAACACCAAACGATTCGGCAGAATTAATGTCGCTTAATGCTAGTTGAAGTTTAGTAACAATACCATCTTTTTTAGCTATGGAGTGACTACCAAAAGATTTCATACCAGCTATACATAAACCTGGGCTAAAGGGAATTTTTCCATCATTTATTAAAAATGGGTCAAATGCAGCAGTGGCGCCTAAACCTTGTAGCATCGGGCTTGGATGTTCATGTTCCATCGTTGAACCATTAAAATCCATTTGAGCTGTTATAAAATTGTCTACATACGAATTTAGTTCATCTACTCTTTTTATAATATCTTTTAGGGCTTTATCCAAGGGGTCTTGTCGGGTTAAAGGTGACAAATTTTTAGGATTATTATTAGCAATTAATTCTATAGGAGGAATCGTTATAATTTTACCACCATGCGAGTTTTTTGAATCTACTCGTGAAACTATTTTTACACCCTCACGCCCAATTATTCTCACAGCGTCTGATTTTATAACAATTGCTGCCTTACCCTTAGAGCTGCCGGTGCCGCCAGGTTTCAAGGCAAAATTTGCGTCGGCATCAGTTTTTTGACTTATATATATTCTAGAAGCATCTTTTGCCAGATTAGGATCAACGAAAAGGCTGTCTTTTTTTGTTGATTGTCTATTAAACCGAGAAGGCTGTATATCATTCGAAACACGTCCAACTACTATATCTATTGTGCCTGCGCCGGTTTCGTTGCCGTATCCGCTGCCCACTTCGCCAGGTCGATCTCGTCCTAAGACAATAGAAGTATTATTAGAACCTTCATATATGGAATCACTAATTCTTCCATGATAATTCGGGATTGGTTCAATTAAATTATCCCCCTGCGTGCCTCTTCGATTAAGAGAAATCTGAAGAGGGCTACTGTCCATATTTTTTCTTTCTGTCGGAGTTAATGCAGATATATCATAAGCTTTTTTAAGCATGGTTTACTCTCATTTTCGTTTTTTTCTTTTTCCCTTCTTGGGTTTGTCAGCAGGCGACCACGGTGGGGGTGCGCCTGGTTGATATTTTTTTATCATGTGTTTCTTCCACTCCCCAGCTTTTCTTTGAGTTCGCGCTTCATCAAATGTCAAAGGACGCATACCGGTTTGTTCAACATTCCAGCCCGCCTCTCTTGTAAATGGACGACCGCCAGACCTGCCATTCCACGTATAAGGATTGTTCTTGAAATCGTCTTCGTAGACGAATCCCTGAACATAGGATTCTGGGAAGGGTATTCCAACCTTGCCGCCACTATAATTCGCTATGCCACTTGCGATTGCGCCAAAAGGAATAGGACCTTTGTATGGGACGTGAAAAGGCAACGGTTGTAATCCCATCTGTTCCAGAATAGGAGCGACACCCCACCTAAAGGCATATTCGCCAGGGCAGTTGGGCTTCTTTTTAAAACCAGCTCGATGGGTAGCAATATAAATTATTTGAGTCCCGTAGTTTTTTTGTAAATATGCTATTATAAATTGTATTGTCTCTCTTAGAGCAGCAATCTGTGACGGTGGAAGAGTGCCCCCAGTCGGACCAGAACGAGCAAATTTTCCATCCACGGCAGTGTTCAATTCAGCAATCTGTCTTTTTAAACCACGGGTGTTGCCGCTCATGGTCATGCTACCCTTCCCGCTGCCGCCGCTGCCGGGAGGGCTTCCTACGATACCCTCCGTAGACTGCATTATTTCTATGCCAATGGCTGGAATTGCTGCGTGTCCCCCATTTAATTGCTGGTCTCCTCCTCCTCCAGAATATTCTAGTGCATAATTCCAATAAGAATTCCACATATCGCAGAAAAAATGAACTGGAATTGCTATCGGGTTGCCGGAAACTGTTTTGCCTGCCCAGGTTTGATATTTAGCTATTTTTTTGCCCACTGGGTTACCATCTACAAAGCCATTTCTAGGTCTTCCTCCAGCAGTTTGATGTAAAATTATCATAACTGATTTTTTCATATTCGCAGAGCTTTGTTTCTTCTTGCGTTCATAAAAACTAGCAAAATAAGCCGTACCCTGCGGGCGTTGTTTGCCAGCCATCACTGATTGTTTTAATTCATGTCTGCGGTCAATAACGAGAGGGAATTCATTGGGTAAATCTGGATATCCTGAAGGACAAAACTTTGCTCTAGCTGCTTTCCGAATATTTTTCGCTTTATTTATTTGTTGTGTGTATGCGCGCATTTGCTTGGCGCGGGCTCTGCCAGCTTTTTTGGCGGCTTTCTTATCGGCTTTAGTTACCTTCATACCCAATGCTTTTTTACCGGCAGCAAGTGCTTTTGCTGCCCCGCGTGCAATCTTGGCTGCCTGAAGTTGGAATTTAGCTGCAGCTACTTTAGAGGTTTGTGTTTGGGCTTTCGTTTTTTTCCTTTTCTCTGCCCTGGCAGCTGCTGCCAGGGCTCTTGGGGTTGTTAAAACATTATTCTTTGTTGCCCCCGGTTTTGGGACCTTTTGTTTAGGCACGCAACCAAATGGATCACTTGATGACTGTGCTTGTGGGCTATGGGTGCTAGAAGAACTTTGTACACTTCTATTATATGGTTGACTCGAAGGAGACGGCGGATCACCCTGCTCCGTTTGGGTACCCCCGGTCGCGACTGTTCCTGCTCCCTTAATCAAGGGATATTCAAAAATCCCCTCTTTTCGCGTGCTATTATCTGCAAATGACACCATTACATTATCGCCATAAGAAGGTTCTTGACCGCCACTCATCAAAAATACATAAGATTTAAAAATACCCCCATTCAAAGCTATATCACGAATGGTACTTGTATCATCTTGCGTGGGAAAGGCATAAGGCTGCAATTCTTCTATCCACACAATAGCAACAAAAATTTGCATTTTATCTGTGTCTTCACCTCCTGTTCTTTTAAACGCAGCTAAAACATCATCCCACATGGCATTCCCATCGATTTGCCCCTGATTTTCCTGCCCTGAAAGAGTAGCAATATATCTTCCATAATATTGTTTTCTTGTTCGAAAGACATTCGGTACCGCTACACTGGTTACAACCTTTTTTATAAAAGCAATTGGACTTTCATACGTGGAATCATAAATAATAAGATCATCCGAAACATCTAAGCGATTTTTCATTAAAACACCAGGAGTCGATTTTACTTCACTCATTTATTTCTTTTCCCCTTGAATAATGTCAAAGAGTTCATTTTTATCTTTATTATCCAAAGAAGCAGTAGGGTCGTGCTTGCGCGAAAGAATTGAAGAAATCTTTACTAGTTGTTCATTAGATCTTTGCAAAGTTTCCACATATTTCGAAGCAATGAACCCTAGTTCCTTATGGGCATCAGTAGTGTTGGCTTTTTTAATTGCAGAAAAAATATCTGCTAATAAATTGGATGTTACGTCGCGATCCTGTCTAATATTAGTAATCGCTTCTTTAATATAAGATTCTAGATTATCTATTGATTGTCCCATTCTCTTTTAAACTCTCCATAACGTTTTCTTATTTTATTTAACGAGCTAACCACTTGTTTTGTATTTAAACCAGTGATTTCTCGAATGTATAGGTAAATAGCTTTTTTATTAAAAATTTCTATTTTTTGTGAGTCTTCAAAAAGAATTTGAATGGCTTGGATGGTCTTTCTTTCATTGGGACGCAAAGGAAGATTCTTCCATGTCTCTATTTCGTTAAAGAGGCTAGAAAAAAACTCAAAAGTAATGCGATCTTCAAGATAGGTATTATAAGATATTAAATTGTTTAAGGGATTTTTTGTTGCGGTGGCGGCTCCTTCAAGATTATCATCAAAATAATAATCTTCTAAGTGAACTTCTCGTTTTGCCTTTTTGCTTGTTTTTTTGACTTCGGCTATAAACCAATTTTTTGAAACAACGCTAAAATATGTAAATGCCTTAGAGCCTTTGGTGGCATCAAATTTGTCTAAAACTGTTATTAACCAGTTTTTACAGTCATCACGAAGGGCATCGATATTAGGTAGCATAGTAAACTTATATGTATAAACTATCTTATCTACCATTTCATCAAAAACAGGACCAATATATTCTTTATAAAGCTCATTGCGGAGCTTCATATCTTCAGTGGCGCAATAATCTATAATTGCTTGTTCGTGGACTTTAGTAAAATAGTGATTTTTATTCTTCGTCATTTATTTCTTCTTCCGTATCTTCTTCTAAGCCAATATAAATTTTAAAACGCTCACACTCTTTTGCTACAGCCTTGGAGTGTCGTAATAGATTGGCTAACGTTTCATCACCATAATATGTTTCAATTTTGTTTATAACATCTATATGAGCTTCGTATTCTTTAATTTTGTCAGCAAATTCATCCAATTCATCCTGAAAAGCTAAATATCTTTTCAAAAGTTGAATAATATACCAAACCAAAGAAACATTAACCACAATAGAAAAGAAAAATAATATTTCCATCATTTTTTATTTTTTAATTCCTTTTTTTGTTTTTGCAAATCTTCTCTTGATTTTTCTATAAACTCTTCTGTTAAATCTCCAACTACTTTTTTTGACGATATTTTTTTAGAAAGATTAGAAATGTTAGAGGGCACACGATAAATGCTGGTAGAATCGCAATTTGCACAGGCATCCTCGGTTTCGGACATCCCATGATTAGTAGTCCACTCCGTGGCACACTCATCACAGCGATAGACATATATAGGCATTATTCGACGGCAATCCCTTCATCTTTCCCTTCATTAGCCTGAACAAGGTCTTGAGTGGTGTTTTTATTGAATCTAACTATGGGGGGATTTAATACCACCAATCCATCTTCCGAAAGCTTAAGTTTAAATTCCTTCAATACAGGAACAATATCGCTTTGTTCCAGAAGAGATTGTTGTAAAGCCATCATTAATGCGCCCACTGCCTGGGTGGATAATTTTAGTTCTTTCATATTATATTTTCCTTTTTAATTTTTAAAATATGTACGATTTAGGTCATCAGTCTTACACATACGATTCCAATCAGCATTATACATCATTTGTGCTAACTCTTTCAACGATACAGTAGGCTTCCACCCCAATACCTTTCGAGCCTTGGAGCTGTCTCCAAGTAAATAAGGTACCTCATTTGGTCTAAAAAGTCTTTCATCAGTTTTAACATGCTTCGCAATATCCAAACCTGCAATATCAAAAACATGTTCAAGAAACTCTTTTACAGAATGTGTCTGTCCGGTGGCAACTACATAATCATCGGGTTTTTCTTGTTGTAACATAAGCCACATAGCTTGTACATAATCACCAGCGAAGCCCCAATCCCTTTTAGCGTCCAAATTACCTAAATAAAGTTTTTCTTGTAATCCTGCTTTTATTGCAACTGCTGCGCGTGTGATCTTTCTTGTAACGAAAGTTTCGCCGCGTCGAGGCGATTCGTGATTGAAAAGTATACCAGAAGATGCGTGTAAGCCATATGCATCGCGATAATTTCTTGTTAAATGGTGAGCGCAAACTTTAGCGCATGCATAAGGAGAAACAGGTTTTAAGATTGATTCTTCGTTAAAGGGAAAATTCCAATTGTCCCCATACATCTCTGATGAGGAAGCTTGGTAAAATTTAGCATCCGGAGCAATCTCCTTCACTGCATTAAGAAGATGTAGGGTGCCCATTACAATTGAATCTACAGTTTCTTCTGTTGTGTCAAATGAAACTCTAACATGAGATTGGGCGGCAAGATTATAAACTTCATCGGGCTTATATTTAAGTAAAAGTTGCCATGTTCTGCTACAATCATTTAGATTATAATATTCTACAGTAAAATCCGGGTTCGCAAAAAGATGATCTATTCTGCTTGTACTGATTTCCGAGGTTCTTCGTTTAAACCCAACAACTTTATAATTTTTACTTAACAAAAATTCTGCCAAGTAAGAACCATCTTGACCTGTAATACCTGTAACTAACGCTATTTTCTTCATATATCTTTTCCAACATCTATAGGATTAAAAAATTTGCCGCCCTTTCTACCATACCAAACTATTTCTCTAGAGAATAATTTTTTGTCCCCTTCATAATTTTTAGTCTCTGCTAGCTTGTTAATATAGTTTCCTTTTTCTAGCTCCGATAATGTTCCTGCGCGGCGTTGGACAAAGTAATTGTGAAAATCATACTCTGACTTTAATATATCATTATTGTTATTATATTTTACAATTAAATATTTCTGATATTCTACTAATCCATCAATTAATTTCCTTTCTCCGCCCAGCTCTGGGAATTCTTCTTGTGTAAAAACTTTAATCTCTTCATAAAATTTGTTAACCTTATCAGATATTCTCAAAAAACTAGCTTCTTCTGTTGGCCAAGATATCGTTTCGAATCCGTCGACATGTTGATCAAAGCCGTTTCCATTTAAAACACCATTCAACAAATTATCTAAATTCGCTAATTCTTGATTGATGATTGTATCTGTTTTTGCGCTATGTGACAATAATCTTTGGTAAAAATCACTATACTCGACACCAAATTTATATCTAAATAATATGGCAATTGCCTGAAGTAAGCCAAGCATATGCATACATTGTATGGTCCATGAAAATTTAAAAGTCTTAATCCATTGTTCTCTGTTCATGGTATTCGTACCGACAACAATTGTCTCATTTTCAATTATATCGTCTTCTTTCTCGTCAGAATGTGCTTGAAAAATAGGAATTTCAATCATGTCCAAACCATAAGTTTTTTGATATTCAGGGTCTCCCATTTCTGCATTGGGCATAATAGTACAGTTATAAACTACAATACCTGAGTGTTGCGAACTATCTAGAAGATTATCGATCCCAAGAACAAACGATTCATATGTTTCTCCGGGTAGCGGTAAGATTAATTCCGTGTATGTTACCAAACCTGCTGCAACATATTTTTGTTGCAAATCTTTAAAAAAGCTAAGCTTTATATTATCTCTTTTAATTCCCTTTAAGGTGTCTTGATTTAAGGATTGCATACTCAAAGAAACGCCCTTGTTCATTCCCGCATCTGCAAATATTTGTGCTAATTCAAAAACCTTATTGGTTGTATTCTTTGTGAAACATACGCGGAACTGGTTTGGATATCCTGTATCCATCTTCTTCTCTGCCAGTTTGATTGAAAAGTTTTTGTCACGTCGAAGCATTCCAAAATTAGCATCTGCCCCGAAAACTAAATCCATTTTATGATCTGAGAAATAGTCTATCTCATCGTATAAACGTTGCTCGTCGAACTTTTTAACTTTTGATGCTATTAGAGAGCCCCAATCACAAAAAGTACACTTGAACGGACAACCGCGATTTGTTTCCCAAGTAGCCATCCATTTATAATCATACTTGTTCATTATATCTTCAAACATACCAGTTAAATAAGGAGAAGCTATGATATTAAGATCTTGAATTCTTTCACGTTTTTGATTTGTAATTGTTTTTGAATTTTCCCTATCGTTATAAGTACACGACTCTATTATTTTTAAATCTTCATTTTTTGCATACCTAGTTAAAATCTCATAAAAAGTATTTTCGCCTTCGCCATGGCACAAAAGATCTATAAAGGGAAACTTTTCAAAGAAATTTTCCGGCTTGTCCGGAACTTGTGGACCTCCAAACAAAATCAAGGAATCTGGGTATGCTTTTTTGTATTCTTCCGCTAAAGTTAAACTAATTTTCCAATTCCATACATAACAAGAAACTCCAAGAATATCAGCGTCACCAATTCTCTCTATCATTTTTTGAACATTTTCTCTGACAAATATAAATTCATTAAATTTAAAATTATCAGATATAAAATTATCCTGACAGGTATGAGATTGCAATATACCAACGCTATAAGGAAGATAAACTTGATTACCGTACTTGTTATTTAACTGAACTAATTGTACTTTGTTCATAGGTTATCCTTATACCATTTGTAGGTTTCATTAAACCCTTTTTGAAAAGGAGTAAATTTAAAATCTCCAATTAATTTTAACAAATTAGTATTATCCCCATCTTTTCTAAATTGTCCATCGAACATGTTATTAAACCCAATGGTAACATTTTTTTCAGATTTATTTAAAGCAATATTCACCATCTCTAATATACTTAAATTTTCTTTAGGCGCTACAATTAAAGGTAAATCAGTGTTATGTTTCTCTAATAGAAGGGGAATGATTTGAATCAAGTCTTTAACATAAAGCTGTTGTCGCTTTGGTTCTCCTGTTCCCCAAAACTCTAGGACATCTTTATCCTTAGCATTGTATAGTTTGCTCACCAGAGCGGCAACAAAATGCGAATTCTCCGAATTAAAATGATCTTGTGGACCATATATGTTAGAAGGGCAAAAAGTAGAATAATTTAAATCATATTGCTTTCTATAAGAAACACTTTGCACGTGAAGCATTCGCTTTGTAAAACCGTAAGAAAAATTCGTTTCAGCTGGTGGTCCCGAAAAAAGGGCTTTCTCCGAAAAAGGATATTGTTTTACAATGTTGGGAAAAGCACAGGTACTCAGAGAAGACAAAACTCTTGGAATATTACTTAAATAAGCACCTTGAATCACATTTGTATTAATAATCGTATTTTCATAAAAAAAGACGGCTTGATTGGCAGAATTATCTTTAATGCCTCCTACCCTAGCAGCTAAGTGTAAAACAGCGTCAGGCTGGTAATATTTATACATATTTAACGTTTTTTGTAGGTTTAAAAGTGTATCTTTGCATTTCCACTTCTTTCTGTCAAAATATATCCAGTTTGGTCTTAAGTGTTGAAGATTTTTTCCTACAAAACCTGTCCCCCCTAATACTAGAACCCTTTTATACATTTAAATTATCCAATACAATCATTAACAATATTAATTATTTTTTTTAACTCTTCATCTGTAAGTTGAGGGTGGTTGGGAATATAACACCCATAATTATCCACGATGGAAACGTTTTTAAGTTCCAAAGAACTAAATTTCTTTTTATAAACAGGCTGTAATCCCATTGAACCACAGATTAAAGGTCTAATCTCAATATTGTTTTCTTTGAACGCGTGAACTAATTGTGCCCTTTTGGGATGAATAATAGGATAAGCAAAATTACTAATAAAGTTATTTTCATCAATGGGGGACCAATAGTTGTTTTTTATATTCTTTTTATAAAGAAAATAATTCTTATTTCTTTGGATAATGGCATTTTGTAGTTTATCAATCTGGTTTAAACCTATAAATGCTTGGAGATCGGTGGACCTCACATTGAATCCAGGCACATAAAAACGATATGAGTTATGAAAATCATCCTCCTCGGCGTTTTCTCTTATTTGCTTTTTATATTTCTCATCCACATCTCTATCCCACCCGTGGCTGCGCAACATTTTAAGAAGATTATATGTTTCATAGTCGTTTGTGTTTATAAAACCACCTTCAATAGTGCTAAAATGATGTCCAAAATAACAAGAAAAAACAGACATAGCGCCAAAAGTGCCCAATTTTTTTCCCTTATATTTGCTACCAGTACTCTCACAAACATCTTCTAAAAGAATCACATCATGCTTTTCACACAAAGTTTGTATTTTTTTCATATCGGGTGAAAAACCCAGAACAGAAACTAATATCAAAGCTTTGGGTTTTTGATTGATGAAAATTTCTTCCAGGTGTTCCAAATCAACAGATAAATTTTGTAAATTACAATCGCACAATATGGGGTTTAAACCAAATTGAATCAAAGGAGCTAAATCGGTTGCCCAAGACAAAGCGGGGATAACAATATTATCATTTCTTGCTATTTTATTAGATTCGAGAAGAGAATACACCATTAAAAGCAACGCAGAAGAGCCTGAATTAACATAAACAGAATACTTGGTGCCGAGCCATTGAGCCCATTTTTCTTCTAGTTTTAGAGTCAGAGGACCCTTTGTTAATCGCGGATAAGTTTGCAACCATCCAATTAAGCTATGTATGTCATCACGATCTATTGTATCTTTTACTAAAGTTATCATTTTTTGGAAATTGCGCCTTTTATTTTTTCCCAGTCCGCCCCATCTCTTACTTCAACATTTTTTTCCCAAACAGCCTCTAGTACCGAAGGGCGCACCTCGATATCTTTAAAAAAATTTATAAATGCATTAATATCTTTTGGAAAACACTTGCCTCCGAAGCCTGGGTGACCGTCATGACCAGGGACATCGATATGGGAGTTTCCAATGCGCCCGTCCGCTAGGAATCCCCCTAAAATACTCTTCCAATCTAAATCAACCTTTTCAGATGCTTGTTTCATTTCATTCATAAATGAAATTTTTGTTGCAAAGAAGCAATTACACATATATTTTACAAATTCTGCCGACATCCAATCAGTGATTATAATGGGTGTATAAGGAAAGCGTATACGGTAGAGGATTGCCAATCTCTTACAAGCTTCTTCTGTTCCCCCTAAGACTATACGCGAAGCATTAATAAAATCTAACCTTGCGCTCCTTTCGGTAAGAAACTCAGGATTAAAAACAATTTCTAAATTTGAAAACTGTTTTACGAGTGCATTGGTTGTGCCTGGAATAACGGTAGATTTCAAAATAAATATTTTTTCATTTAAGGGTTTTTCATAAGTGGCTATTTTTTTAAAAGCGCTTGTAACCATTGAAAGATCGATTTTATTACTATTGTTTATATTCATAGGGGTGGGCACACAAATAAAAATAAATTCACTCTCCATCACTTCTTCAAAAGAATGGATAGATTTTTTAGGATCAATATCATACACACGCACATCTGCATGCAACGCAAAACCGCTAGCCACTGCCGATCCAACAAACCCATTGCCCAAAATACCAATTTTATGCATTTTTTTCACCAGCTGAAGAGAAAAAACTATAACACGATAGAAAGCCTTTTTTAAACCCATACTTGGGAGCATAACCAAACTTACTTTTTACCTTAGAAATATCCGGACATCTTCTGCGTGGTTCACTATGGGGATATTCATTTGGATAAGGTTTGGTTACAAAAGTAGAATTTTGAGGAGTAACAATCGAATAAGCCTTTTCGGCTATTTCCAATGCGGATAATTCTTCATCTTCGGAACCAATATTGTATATTTCCCCAAACTTGTTGGATAAAAGGATTTTAAAAAAAAGCACCATAGCATCAGCTACATAACAATACGTTCTTGTTTGTTTTCCATTCCCATATACCGAAAAATCTTGTTGGTTAATCATCGATTTACAAATATTAGGAATGATTCTACCATCATTTATATCCATTAAAGGACCATATAAATTAAATGGTCTGAGAACATTTATAGGAAGATCATATATACTGTGATAGACATAAGAAAGCGCCTCCAATACATTTTTACCAATATCATAACAGCTTCTATTTCCAAACGTTGTGACTGAACCAATATATTCTTCCCCAGTGGGGATATTTTTTTCATCGGGGGTACCATATACTTCGCTAGAGGAGAATACAAGAACCGATTTAGTCTTTCTTAACATAGCTAAGTCAAAAATATTTTTTGTTCCAAGATAAGAGACATCCAGAGTTTTAATGGGGGATTTTAAATATTTTTTAGGAGAAGCGATGCCTGCACAATTAATTATGTAGTCTAAATGTCCCTCCGGAACAACATCGTCTAAAGGTTTACAGATGTCATGATCTTGGTAATCTATGGCAATAATTTCAATTTGTTCTTTATAGTTGAATTTAAAATCATTTAAAAATTGTAAAAAAGATAAAATGGTTTTCCCCAGAAAACCATGTGAACCAGTGACAAGAATTCTTCTCCCCTTTAATAGGTTTATATCATCTTTTAGGTATTCACCAATGTGTAAATTATCTCTTTCTAATATTTCATTCATTAATAGCCTCATTTGGTTTGCTCCATTTCAAATATTCTTTATATATAAGCTCCGCTGGTGGATGCCAATCATAATCATGATTAAAAAGGATTCTAGTGTCTAAAGGGTTCCAGTTTTTTTCATATCTTATTTTATTAGCAGGAATAGACCACACCACATGATCGCACCCACACAAACTAGCTAAATGCATTGGACCCGAAGAAGAACCAAAAACACATCGTGCGTTTCTTAAGACATCACACAGCTCTTCTAAGTTTAAACCTCTTAGATCTGCTGTATCTTCTATCCAATCAGACTCTTTTTTGGTGCCGATACATGCTATATTTTTATTATCCAAAAGATTTCTAAGAGTCTGCCAATTTTCTAAACTCCAATTATCTTTTTTTCTCAAACTTCTACTTCTAGCATGAAAAATATAATCATATTTTCTTTTTCTTGGCTTTCCTAATTGGATATACTTTGGTTTGATTTTGTTTTTTCCAAATGTAAATTCCTCGTTATAGTGAGTGTGAGGAGGGTAACCTATCCTTCTGGGTAACAAAAGAGCCACATTTTCATCTAAAATTATTTTATTTTCTTTAATAATTGTTTGTAGAGCCTTATTCATATCTAAGTTATGCATAAAAAAAGCATCAGCATCACCCACATTCGAAGCGAAGGGGACAAATCGGTCTGCAAAATCAGAATAGAGATATTGGGAATTGGGACGTGAAATAACAGTAGTTTCAGTAAAATAAGAGGCTAATTGTCTTACATATGCTTGCCACGCAAACAGTTCCCATCCAAACTCTCCCACCCAGGGACCAGCTATTAATCTTTTCACCCGTATAGTCTTTTATAATCTAATTTAGCTTGATGAAGCTTGTTTTGCGCAACTCCTTTATCAAAAATACCTGCGCCTGCATAATGAATTACATGTGAGTCAAAGCGATCTGCATTCTTATTCCATGGCTCAGAGAACATTGTCATATGATTAAATTTATAATGTAGTTGATGCACGTGGTAGCGATTTTTTTTAATTAAATAACCCAAATGTACATCATCAGTACCCCATTCAGTAAAATATTCTCCATTGATACTTTGATAGATATCTTTATGACATTTTGAAGTTAGAAAAACGCCAGTATTAATATATCCACTATCCCACCCAATAAAGCCAAATTTATTTTGACATGCGATCATACACTGAATTCGTTGAGGTTTTCTAGAGCCAATATCTTCATACACTGTTCCAATTTTATCATATGGTACCTCTTGAAACAAATTTGGACAATTTGGAGTTACCAAAATATCACTATCAAAATGTAAAATTCTATCATATTCTTCATGAAGATCATAGTGCTTCATTATTCTAAAATGCCATAATCCATCACCAATACCCGTCAAGGCATCAGCGCAATTTAAAGTTTCATCTAAGATTCTAAAATCAGCTCCAACTTTGTGTGCATATTGTTTGAAAACCGGATGAACTAAATCCGCCCAATCTTTAACTTTTTTATCGGCTCGTGTGGTAATTAATAATTTCATATATGGATTTTCCTCTCCTACTCCTTGTCGTAGCCCAGGTGATGCATTTCTTTAAATACATTTTCCCAAGAAGCATCAAATCTAATTGCTTTATCATCAATATAAAATTTAGCTCTTGGTTTTTCTGATGTAACTTTACTCACGAACTGTGTCATATTGTGTTTGTCTAGCCATTCCCACACCAATTCAGTCCCTGTTTTTCCATTGATTAGCCCTCGGTCAGGCTTTGCTTTGCATGTATATATAATCACCATATATTGTTTAGATAATTTTTCTAATGCCTCATATGCCCCGGAAACGGGATCATCATAAATTGTACCATCGTGATAACCTTTAGAACATTTATGCAATACACCATCAAAGTCAACTCCAACATTAATTTGTTCATCGGGATAACTATGCTTACGAATGGTGCCCCCTTTCCAATTTAATTTTTCTAACTCTTCAGGCGTATTTTTACCAATTGGAGGGCATTCACGACCAGAACCATGAGTAAGCTGATATTGTAAAAGAAGAGTAAGCACCTCGCACGTGTGATAAAACTTAGTATTTAAAAGAATAGTAGTGAGCCCTGGAACCTGGACGGTTATTGGTTGACCGGTGATTATTACTGTTTGCATTCCACTATCAGCTGCCCACTGAAGCGCTTTAATTACATCAGTTGATTTTCCAGAAGATGAAATTCCATAGACTAAAGACTTTTTTATTTCTTCCGCGTTTCTTACTGCTGTCCTGCATGATAGCCAGTTCACCATCCATTGATCAAAACTAGTATCATTAATAAAAGAAGTCGCGACCACTCCGCTTCCAGGGGAAAGGGCGTTTTTTTGACCGTTTGATAATCTAGTAATATCAACTGCAGTGTGATCTGCGATGGCTAAGTTGCCCCCGTGTCCCAGAACGTATATATCATCGCAATTATTAAATTTTTCTTGGAACTCTGCCCATGGTCGTGAATTTACAACATTTCGAAACTTTTGTTCCAAGTTTTCTATATCAAATATACTCATTTCTGGTAATGTCCTTCCGATAGCGAATTAATTATATCATAATTTTATGTCTTTGTATAATGTTCTTTAGCTATTGTTTCAGCTAATTGAAAATCAAATTCAGAATCAATATCAATAGATTCAACATCATTCACAAAATAAAAATACGGCTTAACTCCGATTCGGCATTTGTTCACTTTTAAAGCGCTATTGGTGATTCCATATAGAGCGGTTGTTTCGCTAAAAACTTTTTTTGCATCTTGACTTCGAGGTAAAGTTTGTGGATCATAATTTATAGGTGTATTTTCAAACCAATACCAGCCACATTCTTCATAAGCTGTGAATATGGAGTCAAAACTATCATTGTTATTAATAAACTTTACACACTCTTTAATCGTTTTAACACTAGTAAAAGGAGAGGTGACAAATAATTGAAAATAATATTCATAATGAGAAAAAGCATTATACCACGCATTTAATAAATCATTACCATTAGCGCTATCTTGAGCGAGGCAAGGATCTCGATCAATAACATTTAGATCTTTGCTTAAGCAATACTTTTTTACCTCTTTGCTATCTGTATCTACAAAAATATCGTCAAAAGCGTTAGACGCAATGGCTGCATCAACAATATACTCAAATAACCTTTTATTGTTCAATAATTTAAAATTTTTTCCTGGTACACGCATACTTTTAGATTTTATGGGTATAAAACACGCATTTTTTCTATTTATCATTTTCTAAAATGTCTTTTTCTTCTACTTCTTCAAATATTTGCAGAGCCATGGGATTGATAGAGTATATTTTTACATCGGGATAATTTTCTTCAATCCACTGCTGCGCAAACTTCCAATAACGCAAAACAAGATATCCTTCATCTTTATTTTGAATTTCTGTTCTAAAAGTTCCAAAAGAATAATCACAATCATGACCAACTAAATATATTGTCTTTAAGCCGCAATACAACATAAATTGCAGCGCTTCAAAAGAAATCGAAGCTACACCTATCATGTTGCCTATAGATATATCTTTTGTAAATAAGCACGTGTCGGGAATGCCTCCCAAATCACAGGAATAATAAGTAGCGTATTTCATCCCTAGTGGCATTCGACCCCTTTCACCCCAGGTCTGATATCTAATAAATTTTGTTATATTGGGTTTATAAACATTGTAGTCGTTAAAATAATTTATAAACTTGTATGGATTTCGCGGAAAAGTATCGCCCATGAACCAATAATCCAAATTAAGGTTTAAATAAATTTGTTCGTTTAAACCAACTTTTATAATATTTTTTTCAGTATTAAACTTTTCAATTGTAGGACCAGAGCCAAACAATATTCCCGATTGTCCCAAGTGTTTGTCTCTATATGAGGCAAATGGATTTTCTACATTCATTTTTTAATCACCGTCACCTTGTGTACCTTATTTTGTTGAATAAAGCTTTCTATTATATCAACATCGTATTCTTCAGCAAGTTCCATAAGATTATACATTCCAACCGGGAGCTGTCTGCTCTTTGCGTGATGCGCATCCCTACGTCTATCATCAATAGAGATAATAACACCACCTTCATTTAACTTAGAAACAAGGGATTCAAAAGCTTGATATGTATCCCAATTTTCTTGTAAATAAAACACTCCAAAGAGAAAAATTACGTCAAAACCCTCTGGTTCCAGATCCTGTAAACTTTTTTTAATGAAAGTTATATTTTCTCTTTGATGCGCTTCGTTTATTTCTCTAAAAACGTCAATTGCCGTCACGCTTTTTACATATTCACTCAAAAAAGAAGAAAAGCGTCCATTACCACAACCAACATCCAATAAAACTTTATCAAGGTTAAAATATTTTTTAATGTGTATCCATATTTCTTTTTCAAACACTTCTAATGTGTTGGTGGGATCAATTGATTCCGCATCCTTACTATTATATTTTTGTAATCCTTGTCCCAGCTCTGGAAGAACTAATTTCATTGTCTCACCTTTTTTCCCAATATACACCATGGTACCTTTATGGCTGTGTCCGCAAACATTATAACTTCTAAATATACTATTATCTTTGAAAGCAGAACACCACGAGGCAATCGTTTCATTAAAATATGGATCAGTGGGGTCCGTGCTTTCATCTATTACAAAACATGCCTGTGTCGAGATGTTGTTTAATATATCTTTGTAATAATAAGCAGGCGTTTCCGATAAACACTGTGTTTCAATTAAAAGATCATATTCTTTCAAAAATACTTCTTTGTAATCTTTAGAAGTTATATAACTAACATTTTTATATTCCTTGAGTTTGCTCTTTACATAATTTATATTTTGTTCAATATCTAAAATCGTATATTCAATATTTTTATTATTTTGTAAAACGTGTTTAGCTAAAAATCCGGTGCCTGGACCAATTTCTAATATTTTTCCCGAAAAAGTTCCAAAATATTTTTTAAATAATTTAATATATTCCGGATCTCCTCCAGAGGCTGGAAACGCTATTGCTGCCGTTGCCGATTCGATATTACATTTTCCGGTGGTTTGCCATGTTTTTTTTAAATGTTCGGGGTGCTTAAGTACCCAACCCGATTTGTCTTTGTCTATATCTCCCGATTTAGTTGACATTATTTATTCCCTTCCGGAATGAGCAGTGGCACAATCTTTAAAAAGTGGAAATTCTCGTAAATCTCTATATTCAGGATATTCAGGCAAATCTTCATTGTATTCTGCGCAATTTTGCATCAACATTAATCCTCGCGCAGCTTGTTCAGGGGTCATATACGAATTCCAACCATTAATTTCAATCGAATCTTCATGATACATTGCCTCACCTCGCCCTTCATATCTTGCTTTTCGAAACCATTTAACTGCGTCTATATCATCTGCTAATATCATGCCACCTTTACCTATTTTTAGGTGTTTTTTCACATGAAATGATAAACACATCAAACTCCCCGGAATATACATTCCCGCAGTAAATCTCTTTGCAGCATCATAAATGGGATAAGGTTCTAATTGATATATTCCTTTCCAATGATAATCTTTGAATTTAACTGTGCCACCGGCATGCATTATCGATTGTGGCACAGAAAGATATGTTTTAGAGGGAATTACTACCTCGTCTACATTCAGATATTTGCAACACATTAATAATGCATCTGTACAGTTATCTATTGCAATAGCATATGCAGAACCACAATAATCTGCAACCGTTTCTTCAAACATTTTTACTATTTGATAAGGATTATGACGCATGTAATTTCTCCCAGATATGCTTTATATCTTTTTTATTAAAGAATTTCTCCGATGGTTGTGAATCTAATATATTCCCCTCTTTATCTATTGTTAATTTGCCCTTATTATAAAGATTTAATGCCGAAAAGGGGTGTGGTTCTTTAGGATAACTATATTTATTGTTCACAATATTCGCACCATCATATTTAGCTAAAGTATCATTATTAAGCTCAAACTGCCAGGCAGTCAAGTTGGGTCTTAAAAATTTTAAAAAATACTTCCTATTCCATATAGCTGGATGTAGAGTAGCTCTATAATTAATTCCCTGATTGAACTTCAAAATACCTTTTTCTGTTTCTTCGGTGGAAGCAAGAGGTAAACCGCCGCCTGCCATAGCTTTTTGAGCTTTTCCGGTTTTAATTTGAGTTTCCAATAACGCAATTTGCTCCTTATCTGCGGGCTTTAATAAAATGAAATCATCCATTAAAAGAAAAAAGTATTCATCCGAAATATTATTAAAATATGGAATTAAAGCATCAGTCCAGCTTCTTCCGAAGTTTTCTTGTTTTCCTAAAAATTCTACCGTAACGTTTTTTGGTAAATTCTTTAAATGAAGTACTTCTTCGTAACCCAACAAAACGATTTCTTGCCCTGCCCAATATTTATTCAAAAAATGTATATTGATGGGACAAATATTCGTGAACTTATTTGATGTAATTAAAAATAATCTCATTTATGCTAATTGCACTCCACGCACGGTGTTGTTAAATTAAAGCCCGTATCTTCCCAGCCTTTATGACAATCATGTCTAATGTTTCTAGTATATGGGTCTAAATTGCTTCCCATATCAATAAAAGTAATATCTGGCATTAAAGCGAACCATTCCTTGACCAGCACTCTAGCGGTAGGACCCAACGAAATTCCTACAATATCTCCCGATTGGAAGTTGCTTGGAAATGTTTTTCGTATATGTTCGAAATATCTCCAACTATTAGTACGAGGAATAAGACCTTTTTTAACTATACTAATATCTATTTTTTCTAATTCATCCACGTTTTGGTCATCGCCTCCAACCCACAACACTCTCTTTCCTTTAACGGCGGCTGGAAACAAATCTATGAATTTTTTCCAATTTCTATTTGTAGTTACTACTGCTTTTGTAAGATATTTATATTCTCCTACAAGTTGAAGAGCTAACTGATTAAATGCAGGATAACACAACGAACAAGGAATTCCAATATAATAATTTTTTTGCTTGTGAGTGAGCGCGTCCTTTAAAGCCACGCTTAAAGTTTCATCAACACGTTGATCGCCTCGTGCAGCGATAGAGCCAACCTCGGCAATGCCTCCCATTTCGCCATCATTAAAACGGGCAAAGCCAAAAGGTATGTTGTTTTCTAAATTATTAATAAACCAATTCATATCATTTAACATCATTTAATCACCCTTCTCAAGACGATAACTATCGGTATCAAAATGCTGCGTTGAAAATTCAAATAGCTCTGAATCTTCTAAAGCTATCATCTGATGTCTAAGTCTCCGATATACATGAAAATTATCACCTGGAAGGAGGAGAACCTCATGAGCGGTTTTAATTTTGTCTCCTTCAGAATACTTTACCAACATTTTGCCTGATTGAAGGTAGAAAACCTCATCTTTGAGTTTATGATAGTGCCATGAACACCTTTTATCTTTTACAAAATACAAAAGCTTTCCGCAATACTCTTCATTGTTGACAATCCATTTTTCAAATCCCCACCCTTTTGAAACAAATTTAATTTCCAAAAAAGTTTTCATCGCTAATCCCTTTGTCATCAATATAAATATCCCCTGCTGGCTTACCTAGAAATAAACCATGATGTTTCACTCCCCATTGCTTTAATTGTGTTATAGTTAACTCATAAAATTTCTCTATCGCCAAGGACCGATTATTATCGAATCGTCCCATTCCCCGTGCGCTCTGAAATATAATTGTGTGTCCCTTATCATATAACGAATTGATGTAATCTATGCGGTTTGTTAACGGTAATGCGTTTCTATAATCCGAACCACTAGTGGTACAGATAGTGCCATCTATATCAAAAACATAAGTTTGCATTTTTTACATCGTCTTCATTTAAAGCATATACACCGCTTTTCATTACAGTTATTCTAGCACAATTATTAGCAAATTTAATAGAACCCATAAAACTCTTTGTTAACAAATATTTATAAATAAAAGCGGCGAAAAAAGTGTCTCCCGCGCCGCATACATCATAAATCCCCACAGCTTGAGATTTAATCCACTTATTTTGATAATATGCCCCTTTTGCCCCCGCAGTAACAATTAAATCATATTCAGAGGGAAATCTACTCACTAGGCTATTTTCTAATTCATTAATTTTTATAATAGAGTGATTATAGGGTTTCAAATTTGTTTTTTTACTGTCTATGAAAAATAAAAGATCATATTGGTGGCATAGCCTAGATAATAATTTTATATTTTCTTCATTTAAGAATCCCTTATTGTAATCCACGACTATAACAGCATCATAACGAGAAAAATCAACAGAAGTAATTTTCTCACTAGAAAGCGGAGGTAGCGCCTTATCTTCGCCGGTATCAAATCTTAATAAGTGGTTTTTACTTTTAATATCAATAAACCTTTCTTTTGTTATGCTACGATCATTAGTTAAGCAATCTACCACTATAGAAAAAGATTCTAAATTTTTCTTAACATTTAGAGCCATTCCCGGCTTTTCTTCGCTTCGAGATAACTTTAAAACAGGAACAGGTGCTTCGGGACTTAAGCGTGTACACGAACCATAATGATATATGTCCGTGCAGCTATCCCCTATCAATAATACTTTTAATGATTTCGGTTGTTGAGTGTCCATTTATAAAATCAAATATCCTTACATCAGCTAGATCACAGCCTATCACCGTAGAAGACTCATAATCTCCACCCTTAACTATTATATCAGGTTTAATACGTTTAATCAATTCGTAAGGTGTTGCTTCATTAAATATTTCAACACCATCAACATACCGCAATGATTCCAATAAAAACTTTCTATCTGCGTGGGGGGTTATAGGTCTCCCTGGTCCTTTAAGTGTGCGGACGCTGGAATCACTATTAATTCCTACGATAACATATCCCAAACTCTTACAATAACGCAACAATTCTATGTGTCCTCGATGAAGAATATCGAAACATCCATTTGTAAAAACCTTTTTCATTTATTATCTAAAAAATTAACATATTGAGCAATTCCCGCTTCAAGAGAGAGAAAGTCTTTTTTATATTGTGCTTCATGAAATATTTTGTGATTATCGGCACAAGTATAGGTTTGATAGCGGGAGATTAGATTACGAGGCATATCTATCTCCTCAATTGAGAAAGTATAATATTTTTTCAATATATGAGCTATATCATAAAAACTTCTAGGGGTACCAGTGCCACAGTTATATATTCCACAGAGATTTTGATGCTGTAAAAAATGATGATTTATTTTTATTATATCTTCCACGTTAATAAAGTCTCTCATATACGTTCTACTATTTTTAAATATTTTTATCTTTTTGTCTTTTTTTATTTGTTTATGAAACTGATAGACTACAGATGCCATTTTCTCTTTATGATCTTCATGAGGACCAAAGACGTTAAAATAACGTAAACCTACCACCTGCGAAGAGATTTTAAAATCAAGAAAGCAATTTATATATTCATCAAAAAGATATTTGGATTTGGCATAAATATTTTTTGGTTTACAATAAATGGACTCTTCAAAGGGACCATCTCCATATACAGCCGCTGAAGAAGCATAAATAAACCTAATTCCTTTTTTAAGGCATAGTCTAAATAGCGCCACACTATAATCAAAATTTTCTTTCATCATATAACCCACATCATGACATGTGGTATCTGAGCATGCCCCTTGGTGAAAAACAACTTCAATGTCCGATGATGCTTTAAGGAGAGACAAAAGCTGATCAGGTGGAATAGTTTCTCTGTTGGGGTGCGAAGTATGATCACAGCAAAGAATATTATCAAATTGGGACATAAGACTATTATAAAGATTGGTACCAATAAACCCAGATGCACCTGTTATTACTACTGTTTTTCTCATATTCCCCTTACATGAATGATGAAAATAATCTTAAAGCGCGATTTTTTCTATCCCTTATCTGTTCTATTAGTTCAGTGCCGGATAACTCAAAAATTTTTTCTGAGGCAAAACCCAATAAGTTGGGTTTAGTAATTAATTTGCAGTTCAACATTTTGGCTTCGGCACATATGCGCGAAAACGTTTCTAAAACTTTAGGAAAAAATACGAGCCCTTTAGAATAGGATAATTCAACTAATAACTCACTTTCACTACATGGCGGCACTACCTCAAACTCAATATTGTTGTGTTCACAAAAATGAATGGCTTCCGGTGTAGATTTAATGGGATTTGAAGAATCTAAAATTACAAATTTTTCATTTTTGTGGCGGTTGGCAAGCGCAGCAATAAGATCTAATTTTTTATTGGACCATAAACTACACCCAATATTGTAAATATTATCAATATCAAGATTTTTTTCCATCACCTGTTTGCATATGGTACTTAAAACTACAACGGCACGTGCATTTTTATAAAAGTCACGGTTAATTACGTGCGATGATGGCGCTACAAAGTTTTTATAAATGCTAGGATCACGCGAAATAAGATATTTATGATCATGTTCGTAAATAATATAGTCTTCAGTGTGTAAGGCTTCGTGATGTTTGGGGGCTAATGAAACAAAATTACTTATAATAAAAAAATAATCTTTTCCCCATAGAGTGGAATCCACATCACAACATTTGAGTTTTTTTAAAGAATGTCCACAGGAATATAAAAAATCTATAAGGACGGAATCATTACTTTCAGCTCCCCCCAATAGATCATTTTTAAAAAAATCGGCAATGAATATAATTTTCTTTATATCATTTCGATTTGATCGAGACTTTTCAGCCACTCATCTTGCCCTTCATCAATAATAAAGTCTTTTAATTCTTCTACAAGTTGGTTTAAAATTTTATCTTCCGCAAAATTCTTTAAAATCCATGTTTGTAACTGTTTTGCTTGTTTTTTAAATCGCCCATAGTCCTTGGACACCTCCCGCAGTTTCATTTTATAAGATCCCTGCTGGGCAAAACACCACATTGAATCTGCTTGTAAAACCCCATCCCAAACAGCTTCCTCTTGCACTGGGCGAATATCAAAATCAACACATGCAAAACGAGACTTGTTTTTTACTTTTCCTTTTTTGTTCTTTACAGGCATCTGCAGAAAATCTAAATAACCACTCCACTCTGGTGCAATTACCGGTAATCCACAGTAAGCAGCTTCAAAGTGAGGAAGACCATACCCCTCCCCATGAGTAAGAGAAACAAAAGCTTTTATTTGTTGATGACTATAGAGAGAATGCATTTCATCCTCCGATAAATCCCCATGAAGAAGATATACTTTACATTTTCTATTTTCATATTTAGATAAAATTTGCTTAAGCTTATTAGTAACTGCTTGGCGATCTATTAAAGAGCCACCGCGACCGAAAGCTTTTACTACCAAGCCTACTTGCGGGTTATCAATGAACTCTTCAACAAACCAAACAATGGTATTCTCAATATTTTTTCGGGGTCCCCACTGTGCAATGGTGAGAAAATTAAAATCTGTACTTAAGTTTAAATCCATCTTAACTTTATTATAGCTTTTAACCGGATAAGGCACCACGGAGATGTCTTTTTCACACTCTAGCGTAACCTCTTTTTTCTCCTTATTGGTGCCCGTATATATGGTGGTTTCAAATGAGGTTTTAGCGTGATTCGATACAACAATAAGTTTATCCATATAATTGGCATTTTGTAACCATAATGGAGCAACCTTTGTAGTTTCAATTCCCGCAGTTACTCCTATGTTTATTGGAGCTAGCCCCTTCCATTCATTTGGAATAGTCACTTGAATACTTACATCATATTTTCCCTCTCCATGCTGGACATACATTGCTGTCTTTTTAATGAGGAGATCATACCACTCTCTTTCCTCATTATCTTCCCATATCCAATTGGATTCTCCCCAGGCAATCGGTAATAAATATATATCAATTTTGTCTTCAATGGTCCGCAGAGATCTCAATAAAAATCGAGTGTGCTCACCATAACCAGTTCGTGTCAACACAGGTCCCCTAACAACAACCTTTTTCATGCGCGCACCTCCTTTAGGTCCCAGCGTTTAGAATAATTTCTAGTTTCCCAAGAGCCTTCTCGTTCATGAAGTTCAGATAATAGTGCTACCCATTTTTTATTATATTCTTCAAAGCCATAATTTTCTAATATATGCGCTCGACCTTTCAGTCCCAAGTCTTTTCTTTCATCGACACTTAAAAAGAACATTTTTTCTAGGGCATCTACCACGTCTTTACCATTTAACCGATCTTCATATATCCATGGGATATCCTGGGAGCCAATAATAGCCTTTGAGGATGGCTCTATTCCTATACCAAACCACTCTTTTCCGTTCGTCACCTGTTCTTGTAAGCCACCCGTCATCGTGACAATTATAGGAGTGCCACAAGAAAGTGATTCCATAGTAGGTAAACCAAAGCCTTCGGCGTCAGAAAGACAAATTGTGCAGTCTACCATATTGTATATTTTAGCTAAACTGCCGGGATCAACTTTTTGTTGACTAAACAGCACTTCTCCATTTTTTAATCCAAGGTGATCTACAATAGCTTCCAAGTCTTGCCCATGCGGATCTTTTACTTCAGTGTGCATTACTAAACAAGCTTTATCTTTCCCTACTCTTTCTAGAAAATCATTAAACCAAAATATGGTAGATCCGCTTTGTTTTCTCCGTGCATTTCTACCATTCCAGAAAAAAATAAATTTATCCGGATCATAATATTCACCAAACACTTTCTTTTTTACTTCTAACATCGATTCTTCGTCATCGATGGGTTTAAATATTTCATTATCTACCGCGTGCGGTAGATAAACTGATTTAACATCGGGTGATACAGTTTTTACAATATCAGCTGTAACCTTAGATATGGCTACAACCATATCATTCGAATCATAAAAAACCTTATTAAACGTAGGGTAGGGTTTATTATCCCACACGTGATAATAAACCATGGGAAGAAGGGGTCTAATTTCATTTTCCATCTGCCACAGCCATCCCCAGAACCGGGGATCCGTCATAAACCAAAGAATGTCTGGCTTTTCTTGACGAATAATAGAACGTAACATTTCTTGAGTACCGTATCCGTCAACAGGAAAGATCACCCAGTCATCCCCCCATTCCTGGGTTTTTATGGGATCATATTTGGGGTGTTTGACTGCGCCGCCGAAACTTATAATTTTAAATTTTCCAGTTTTTAAAAGCGCTTCACATATATATTTAGATTGGGTACCCACCCCACTAGGTGAAAGCGGCATATCGCCAATAGTGAGCAGCTTAATCTTTTTTTCCATTTATTCCTCACTTACAGTGTTTGGTTTTATAATATTCACATACGCCATATCTTCCATAACATGATAATCGATTTTTGACGTAATTACTTTTTTTAATATTGTATACTGCTTTGTGTAACAGTTTAAGGACATTTTCAATTTTTTTGCTGCCGGTGGTTACTTTAAATATTTCTACTTTATTTCTTTTAGCAGTCCTTTTCAATAAAGCAAAATGTGTTAATACAGAGGTGGGATCAATGCCGTGCTTTTTACACCAAAAATGTTTATAAAGTGTGAGTTGATAGGTTGTTATTTTATCGGTTTTTTTGCGATTATCCCAGCCCCATGAACATGTTTTCCAATCAATAATATGATATTTACCATCTTGGGTTTTAATAACTAAATCTATAAAACCTTTAAAATTATAATCATAATCTTCAATTTTTTCATAGAGCGCTTCTTCTACAGTAACCAAAAGAAAATTATCAAAATAATTTTTTAGAGCAGGTAAAATGAATTCAGTGAGAGTTTCCCCCTGCTGGCGCATATCACGTATAAGATTTTCATTAAATTGGAAATCAGGCACTTTTTCTTTTAAAGCTTGAAGATTATTTAAAAACTCTTTCTGGAAACACGCTTTTGCATCATATGCAGCTGCATCTTTTGTCTTAACTAAAGCTTCACAGATAGTATGTAGAGTGGTACCAAAAACTGTATGTTCGTTGCCCTTAAATTTTCTGACCCCATCAACATAATTTATCTTATGTTTCCAGGGGCAATCTACCCATTCTTTAAGTGCTGAATAAGAAATATGAGGCATCAATCAACCTTTAGAGATATTTTTTCTTTTTCGAGTGGAGGGTTTTGAAGGTTTAGAGGTGTCGCTCGTTATAAGAGTGTGACTTTCTACCAAAGTCTTTTTTTCTGTTACAGGCTGTACTTGAGAAGATGCTGCGGCGAAAATATAAACTCCCGAATTATTGGTTTGAAAATTGCATATTTTTCTTGGAGCACTCGTCATAACGAGTCCCGTTAAATCATATTTTTCTCGCAATACATGTTCCATTTCATGCTGCGTATAAGATTTTTTAGCTGCGGACGTCACACACCGTGGCATATCCACGCTTATAATAACCTGATCTTCTTTTTTTTCGAAATGACTTCTCATTTTGTTTATTCCTCGCCTAAATTTATTAGTCGTTGTATTTTCTTATATAACACAGGACTTAAAGCTTTTAATCGACTGTTGTCTCCTAGTAAATAGTTTTCAAAACCATTTGCCCAATATTCCCGAAGGGATGTAATGGCATAAGGTGAGTAAAACAAGCCAGAAGAAACGTTTCTTAAATAATCATACCCTAAATCATCATATAAGTGATTATCAAACTTAGCTTGATAGTCTACATTATTATATATTAACATATTATAGGTGGGTTTGTCAATCAAATACTTTAAACTTCTTCGTTTTCCCAAGAATTCTTCCTCTAAGAGCCCATCCCCATAAATTATATCATCATATTCTTTTTCAATTGAATGAGCAATTTCATGAATAATATCATCAACTAAGTCTTCTTCACCATCTTGCACATTGCTCACATATATCGCACCATCTTTATACATGGCATTAAATAACCGATTGTTTTTATAAAAATCATCAAAGCTTCCTACATATATAACTTCAAAATTGTGTGTTAGGTGCTTGGGAATTAATTTTTCTAATCGTTGTAAAAGGGAATAAAAATCTATAGGAGTGGTAAATGATTCTAGTTTATAAACAGGCTTTTTATATAAAAAAAGGTCTTGTCTTTGCGCTGACGTCGCTGTATTTTTAATATATTCCACTATTGGTAATTCCTAAAAATAATTTATGAAATATTTTCTTTTGTGTGGTCCACACCTAAATTATCAATATCCCACATGGCTTGCTGATAGCCTCGAATAAAATTTTCCTCTGCAATTGCAAGAAGTATTTCAGGGAATTCGTCAGCCATTATCTTAATAACCATTTCAACGTTAATTTCATCTTTCTCAGGCGCTAATTGCTCTCCAACATAATTAATAATTAACTTTTTTAACTTACTATCTTTTACAACCGGAAGAAGCAAATCCGGATTTTTCTCATCCACACTCATAATTTTATCTCCTTGACGTTTGTATTATAACAAATAAATTAATAATTTTAAAGAATTTTAGATGCCAATGTCGCAATTTTAGAACGTTCACCTTTTAATAAAGTAACATGACCGGCTATATCGTATAATTTAAATTTTTCTACCGCATGTGTGAGACCGTTGGAAGTTTCATCAATATAAACATTATCTATTTGTTCTATATCACCAGTAAGAACTATTTTAGTATTTTCGCCTACCCTGGTTAGAATAGTTTTTAACTCATGTGCAGTTAAATTTTGAGCTTCATCAATAATAACGTATGCATCCGATATGGAGCGTCCACGTATATAAGTTAAAGCCTCAATTTCAATTATTCCTTTGTCCATGTACATCTGTAAACTTTCTCGATCATTTCCCATTAAGTAGCGTAAATTATCTTGAATGGGTGCGACCCATGGACGCATTTTTTCTTCCATAGTACCAGGTAGATAACCGATATCTCGACCCATTGGCTGGATAGGTCTAGAAATAACCAATCTTTTATATATCGATTCTTCCATTACTTGATGGAGTCCTGCCGCTATTGCCACCAGAGTTTTTCCGCAGCCTGCTTTGCCAACTAAAGTAACAATTTTAACACTTTGATCTCTTAAAAGACTTAACGCGAATATTTGCTCTTTATTGCGAGGCTTAACACCCCATATCCCTTGTTTGTGAGTACCACATATTCGTACTAAAGGAGTATTATAATTCTTAAATTGTGCTAATGCTGTCTTTTTTTCATTTTGGTTAGAAACCAGTAATATAAATTGATTTGGTAACAATTCTAGATCATCTTGTTCTAAAAATATTTCTTTATTTTCATAAAATCTATCTAATACTGACTCATCAACCAAATGATCAACATAACCGGTATATATATGACTCGTATGCTTGACCACTTGGTTAGAATGATAATCCTCTGTTATCAATCCAAGCGCATCACACTTCACGCGCATATTTACATCACAAGTTACAACAATAACTTTTTTTTTCGGGAAAAGATGCTTCTGAGTAAGTGCAACAGCGATAATTTCATTATCTGCGATGGAAAGATCCAAATCTGCGGGCAAAATTTCCTTAAGATATAATTTAACAGACATTATTCCCTTCTCTTCACCTATTTTAACTCCCTTGTACAGGCTTCCCTTCTCCCGCAGTCCATCCAAGGTGCGAATTACTGCACGTGCATTGGCACCTACACCATCTTGCCGCTTTTTATGACTATCGATTTCTTCTAAAACCTTAAGAGGAATTACAACATCATTATTTACAAAAGATAAGATAGAATATGAATCAGTTAAACAAACACTGGTATCTACAACATAAATCTTTTTAGTCAATTTAACTCTCACTAACTGTAATATTTACACAACTCTATAAGATAATTAGTTTTCATATTTTATTTATTCGAAAGTGATCAAGCGTTTTTATCTCATATTTACTATAGGGAGGGGAAATATAATGGTAAAGATAATCTTTTATATTCTTTTGATTTTTCTAGTTTCTTGCAGTAGTGCTATCAAACACCAATCAGTTAAAAATATTGTGCCCCGCCGGGCTTACCTCTTCGTCAAAAAAATTGTTAATATAAAAGTGTGTGAAGAAAGCCAATGTGCTCAATCACGCATGATTTCGGTGGGCTCTGGCTTTATTGTAAAAATTAATTATAAAGGTGCATATGCATTAACTGCGGCGCATGTATGCGAAGAACCTGACATCACGCTGCGTGGTGAAAATACAAAAGTTAAAAACAATATTATAATTAAAGTGGAAACACTGGATGATAGATACTATACTGCTAAAATTATAGCAACTAACAATAAAATCGATGCTTGCATACTTTTTATAAAAGACTTAGTAGACAATATTGAAGAAGTTAAAATTGCGTTAGAAGCGCCGGTTGCGGGAGATAGAGTATATAATGTGGCATCACCCTATGGGATTAAATTAACGAATGTGGTACCAATATTTGAAGGCTTTTACATAGGTACTAAAAAATTTCGTAGTTATTACACTTTTACCGCTGCGCCTGGATCCAGTGGTTCAATGATACTAAATACTAATGGAGAACTAATCGGTTTGCTTCATTCAGTATATGTACATATATATGAAATTGTAGTTGGAGTGACTTATTATGATTTAAAACAGTTTATTGCTGTTAATATTCGAGAATACGACTCACGTTTAAATTTACGTAATCATTCTCCACCGGTCTTCAAAAATACATTCTTAGAAAGAAAATACTTCTAAGATCTTTTCCAAATTGTTGTTCCTGATTTGTTTTTAACCCATTTTACTTTATCATAAAAATTTAATCCGCTAATGGTGGTACCTAATATAGAATTTTCGAATTCATCACGAGTTAGTGACAATAATAATAAATTTAAAACATGTTTTACCTTTTCATCTAAAAGATCTCGATCATTAGTTAAATTAGTTTTAAAAAATTGTGAAAAACTCAATGTCGTGTTAATATATACCTCTATCGTTAAGCCTTGGCAAGGCGCATCTTGAAAAGCTTTAATGCTCAAATAAGGGGGGTCACATACATAGCCTCTTTCTTTTATAATAGGTTTATATCGACTCATATAACATCAAATAAAAACTTATCGAAATGCTTCATATAAGATATATATTTCTTACCATGAACATGATATAGAGCAGCTGCTATACTACTAAGTAGAGAATTACCATCTTGCGGAGTGAAACAAAACCCAGAAATTTTCGTTCCTTTTCCCGTAGACATTACATGAAGACTGGGGATAGAAATTACAGTATGATTATAAATTCGTCCATAATAACCATGATCTCTTCCAAAAGAAAATACCTTATTAGCTAAATTTTTATGAGTGAGCGCCACAAATGAATTTCTTTTAAACCTGTCTATTACGCTAGCGATATTTTCGCTGCCGGAGACAGTGATATTAAATCTCATTGTATGCATATATTGTGAATTTACCTTCATAGCACTTGAATAAAGCGGTAAATGATGATAAAGGGTGCTAAGCACCCTCGATGCATCAGCCGCGTGGTGAGTGCCAAAAATAGCATCTTCATGACTTCCAACTTCAGGAGAGGCAATAAAATCTCCATCTTGACTTATATCGTTTGCTCTACGAATACAAACAAAATCAGAATCAAGAATTGTATCAAAATTTGGCGATAAGCTTTTTAATATACTACAAATATTATGTGTATTGCAGCTAACGACTTGCACAAATTGAGAATCCGATTCTAAAAGCGCATCATCGTTAATTCCATGAGCATAAGGCACTCCAAAGCCTTTTTCACTTCCTTGAGCTATAAAAGCTTTTTTCTTTTTTTTCTTTGAAAGAGGTAAATAATGTAATTCTTTAGCAAGATTTCCTGCGGGAGTGCAATCTATAATAATATCGCATAATTTCAATGCAGCCTCATAATTCAAAACAGGCTCATGTCCTAAAGCTATAAAATTTTCTACTCTTTCAGCATCTACAACTAAATTTGCTCCCCGCTTAATTAAACTATTAACTTTAGCAATTTCATCTATGAGTGGGGTGCGTTTGTGGAAATAAACGTTTATTCTTAATTTTTTCTTAAAATCGGATAAAAGACCAATGAGCGGCTCGCCAATGGTACCAGTACCGATTACTAAGATATTCTTCATTGTTGTCCTCGTTGTCGAATAGCGCTAATTTTATCAGATAAAATGAAATCCAATATTTTATTTTTATTTCTAGAGTCAATAAGGGTTAAATATTGTTCCTTACTCCACTTTAAATATTTAATGTCTTCGATATAGTACACTTTGTTTTCGTAAAGAACATGATCATTTATATAGACCTTCTTTCCTCCAGAATCTAGTGCAAACCGTCTGGTTAACATTATTTTTCTTTCCTTTTTTTCTTAGATTTGCGCGAGCCATCGACAGGGGCGCGTTTAGGTTCATCCCAAACCTTCACTTTATATCTCATTCCTGCGTTTCCACATCTTTTTACTTGTACAAGCTGATGAAGCGCTACAAGTTCTTTTTTTCTTTTATTGGCTTCTGTAAAGGTTTCAAATATTCCACAAGTTTGCCAGATTTTATTTATTTTTTCTTCCACATTGATCACCGGGTATTAATAAGATTATCCTATCAGGTTTTTATAGATAATTTAAAAAGTGGAGGTGTCGGGAGTCGAACCCGAGTCCAGAAAAGATCAAAAACCACGTCATTCACAAGGTTAGTTGGTTTTAGGCTCCAACAAGCACAAAAGCAACGTTTGTTAATTTTTGAAAAAGGAAAATAAACAAACCTTTATTTGTAGTTTTGGTTAATAAGGCAACTACCACCCCATGCTTATGCCGCTAGGGCATAAGCAACTTCAACATTATCGTTGGCAGTTAAAAGGTTGAGTGTTTTTACTGTGCGCACTCACACAGCCTTGCACGTTAATTTTATTCTTCCTCTGTCGAAACCGTTTCACCCCCATAAGGAGATTCAAAAAATGAAACAGTCTGATATTTTTTAATGAGCCTGTTAAACTCTACGTAGTCTACTCCAAGAAATCTAGCGCCTTCTTTTTTTGTTCGGCATATGCTTAAAGCTGTTTTCAAAAGAGCATCGACTACAGTTTGCTTCGTAATTCGCCACAGCGGCAGTCCATAAAACTTACCACATACAAACCTAGAAGTCAATTCTAATTTAATAGCTATTAAATCTTCTAAAGATAAACTATTGATATTATTTAAAGTTTGATTGGTTATTTTTTCTTCAGATTTAAGCTTGTTTATTAGACTGTATTGTTGATATTTGGATAAATTTTTCTTTTTTTTTCTTTTCCAAGACATAATGGTTGACTACTGATGTAAAATATGATAAAATATTTTTTATTTAGTATTATATTAAATTATACATTTAAATCTAGCTCATCTTCTAGATCTATTTCTTCTTGCTCCTCTTCTTTATAATCTGGAGAGGAAGGTTCGGGTACATTAATTTGTAATTCATCTTCAAATTTATCAAAGTATAATTTCAAATTAGTTAAAAGATAATCATAAAATAAAGTACGATCAGTTTCATTTGCCAGACTTTCATAAGAATCAATTGTTTGTTTTTGGACTTTATTAAATGTAATAGAAGCAAAGTTTCTGCCTGTTTCATCCATTCCTTCAATGGTAGCGAATGATTCCGGCTCTTCTTCTTCTGGTTCAGCATCTACGTCTCTAACGGGAAGAAATTTTGATTCTTCATCTTCAATGTTAATATTTAAATCTTGTTCCTCAAGTTCCTCATCATCTAGATCTGCAATAACTTCTACAGGTGCTAATGTATTCTGAATAGCAGTTAATATATGCGCTCTAAAAGAAGATCTTTGTTTTTTGCTGCTTGTAAGCGCTTTATAATCATCTTCAATGGTGGGAATAATATTTTTTAATAGATCTTCTAATACATTAATTCCAGTATTATTATGAGGCTGTGCATCCGGTACATCTGTTGTGGCTGCTTCTTTAATTAACTTTTTAATAATTTTGCGAAGCTTGAATTCTTGAAGTTCTTTTTTCTTTTGTTTTTTAAAATAATTTTCTATTAAATTACGTAATATTTTACGAAACCTTTTTTCTTCTTTTAATTCCATTAAAAATTCCTCACGATTAATCATATATTATTCCCCGAGTTTCTCTAGTAAATAGTTTAATATTTCATTAACCTCTTTGTCTTTTTTATGCTTTTTAGGTTTCTCTCCTAGAGGTAGAGAGTACCCCCCCACTGCACCAACACCAGATACTTCTTCTATTTCTTCTTCCTCTTCATCAAGCTTTTTCTTTTTTTCCATAGAATGTGCAATTGCAATTGCTTGTTTTTGAGGATATCCTTCATCTTTAAGGATAGGAATTTTTTTAGCTACTCTTTTTTTTCCTGCTTTGCTGATTTCTTCCAACACTTCATCAACTAACCCACGAAATATACCCAGAAAATGCTGGGTGTTCTCCTCTATTTTTCGTTGACTGTATGGGCAGCCAAATTCAATACTTTTTGAAAGAATATCCGCTATTTCTTCTTTTTTATCTTGAGGCAGCGGCGGAAGATATTCAGCAAAGCTTTTAACGTCACCTTGACACAAATAATTTCGCATTTTTGTCCCACTGATTTCTATTGTTTCAGTTCTTGCAACACCTCTGGGTAAGATAGAAGCTTTCCAAAGACCTCCATAATTTTTCATTTTTTCATCAGAAAAGTTAATCGCGATATCTTCATTATCAGAATATATGCTTATAATGCTATTGTTTACCGGAGCGGATATCCTTAAAAAAGGAACTATAAAGGTAAGAGACTCCTCATCAGCAGCTGCTTTATATGCTTTTAATATTTCATGTATACTTTGTACAGGAGAAGCGCTTAAGCCCTTATCTGGAGTCAATAGAACTACATTAGAAGGCAATTGAAGGTGTGGTATCAAGATATTATTCCAAATATACTTCATATCAGAACCAAATACGGGTATTTCTCCAGGTTTTGGATCCTCGATCTTCCTCGCACCCTTCTTTAAAGTCCTTACATCTGTAGGATCTTTTATTTTTCTTACGCCTCTACCCGTATAAGAAATAAAAACTCCAACAATGTCATTTTCGGCAGCTGCCAGTTCAATTAATTTATGATGCCCCAGGTGATACGGTTTAGCGGACATGGGAATTAACCCTATTGTTAGCTCACCAGTAGGTAAATCTCTATCATAATCGTCTTCGTTTGATTCTAGAAGCGCTTCTTTTACCAATTGAGGTATCTTTCCCCTGCCGTAACGAAATAAACCCAAAAGTTGGTTCATTGGGGCAAAATTTCCGGTAAATTTATACATCTGCCCATCATACTGAAAAACAAAACCTTCTACAACTGTATCAATGTTATCATGATGCTTTAATTTAGTGAGTTGATTAACTAGAATATCTTGAGCTGCTTCTTTTTCGATACCTTCATAAGATTGAATTGCTCTGATCGCATCTTCGGTTTCTTTTTTTAGTCTTTTTACTTCGGCATTATTATCTAAAATGTAAGCACTTTTTAAGCCGCGTAACAATTCTACTGATAAATCATGAATTGCTAATTCAATTGGTTCAATAAGCTTTTTTATAATAAAGTTCGAACTTTTATTATATTGAGAAACTACTTGTTTTTCTTCTTTTGGCATTCCTTTGGTTATTTGAGTGATTGATAGAGCGCCTTCCTTTTGAAGTATACGATCTATTAAAAGCTGTCTTATGTTTTCGTCTAATTGGGGCAAATCTTTTTCAACCATTGGGTGAATTTTGTTTTCTAAATACTCATTAATTGTCATATCGCCGGTATAACCAGTGGATTGTATTTTATCTAATATACCATTAACTAATACTTCGTCTGTTATTCGGTTTAGATCTAAAAATGCGGTTTTTCTAACGCTAAATGGCTCATTGGCGGTTGCTTGCTCGAACCGATCAATAATATTATCTAAATAGGCAGATTGTTCTTCATTATTTGCCATTTCTAATTGATTTGTTTCTTTGTTATATTTTTTATGTCCCATGTGGTGAATATTAAGGATATTTTCATCATAATTAACTACATTTGCAGCAATTGGACCTTGTATTTCAGTATTATAAAATATTTCCCCATTTGCTCCAAATATTTGTGCTTTTTCTTCATTGGAAAGGGAATTTAATGCTTTTTCATAGGCAGCAAATGCTGTAACATATGCTTTTTTGGGTTTTTCACCTCCTTTAAACTCGCGATTAACTAAATCCTCCATAGTCATGCCACCACGAGACATATCACCTTTATTACGCGCTGCGCGTGCTCTACCGTCAACAAAACCTAGATAAATGTTATATCCATCAGTTTTTTCGGTACCAATAAGCTCGCCATTAGCTGCTTTTTGGAGAATATCTGCCATTTTATTGTAAGTTAGGTCGCGATTGTCGTAAAGATGCGCTAAATGACCCGCTACGCCGCCCATTTTATTTCCCTTCTTCTAAAATCTTGACTTGTTCTTCTAAAAGTGTTATTCTTTCTTCAAGTTTTCTATTTAATTTCTTTATTTCTTGGAGATGCTGTTTTGCTATGCTGATCTGACGACTTTCTCTTTGTGATTTAGGACGAAGTGCCTCTAAGATACGCAAAACTGATTCTGCATATGCACGTGCCGAAGGACTTATTTTTGTTTCACCCAAAAGAAAACTTCTGGTCATCCGTTCTAAACTGAATTTCATTTATGTGAGTTCTTCTATAACTTTTCTAACATATGCGCGAATTCTTTCTTCATATAAATCCGGAGCAGCTTCATAAGATTTTTCAATTCTTTTTTCTACATCATGAGGATGAGTATCTAATTCTTCTTCTTCTTCCTCTTCCAGCGCATCATCAGGGTACTTTTTTTCTGCACCTTTATAATCTCCACCTTTGCTAGTATCGAGAAAAGCGCCGACCTCCTCTTTAAGAACTTGAGTGGTGGTTGTATCTTCTTTAGAAGAATAGCCCCACTTATTCATTAAAAGAATGTTAAGCTCTTCATTTTTCCAGTCTTTAGTTGACATTATTCTTTCTCCTTGGTTGTCGTTATCTTTATAAATAGTCTCATAGAGTTCCTTATTTGATATTTTTAAATTATCTTCCCAGTCTCTAAAACACATGTTCCCTTTTTCATATGCCTCTCTCTCCATTTCTCGTAAATGTTCATCACTTTGTGCATATCCTAGACTAGTTGGTTTAGCATTATCTAAATCCCCTCTTTCTTTTTGTAAGTGATGAACTAGTTCATGCGCCAAAGAACGAAGACAGTCTTTGATGTGCCGTCCTGTGATATATATTGTAATTGCTTTATTGTGTGAATCATAGTGTGCAGTACTGCCCAAAGGGCTAGCTGAATTATTATGATCTTCAACAAAATTAACTTGGGGGTTGTTTTGTAAACTATAGGTTTGACCAAAAAAATCCATAAGAGCATCGGCATAAGTGTGGAGATTTTTCATAACTAAAGATAATTAGTTGTTTTTTTCTAAATATAGTGCGGAGACTCTGAAAAATAAAAATTGTTAACTGCGGTATTTTTAAGTTCCATTTGTATAAATGTGCTTAAACCATTGGCTGCTAAAAAATCAACTAAATTTTCTCGCTCTCCTTTTGTGTGGGGTGCTTGGGGATTATATACTGACCATTTTTTTATTTTATTCAAAATGTCCATTTTATTGATTACAAGATGCGTTACTCCATTGATTTGCGCAGCTTTTCGTAATAAACTAATATTCATCCAATTAACTTGTCGTTTTCTTCCTGTAGTTGCCCCATACTCTTCACCAATTTCTTGAATATGATCGAAGATGGGATCTTCTCCATGAAATTTTTTTGCGCCGACATATGTCTCATAAGCCTTTGCAACCCCCCAAACATCTCTAATGGCTTGTGGGGGTATGCCATTTAAAAGAGCTGCAGCTGCGGTACAGTGACTAGAAGTAACATAAGGGTAGTCACCCCAATCGATATCTAATCCAAAGCCTTGCGCGCCCTCCAATAATATTATGGGATTTTTTGAATTAATATGTAATTCCTCATAAATATCAACTAGGTATGGCTCTAATTCAGGTATTTGTTCTGCTCTAATCCCTTTTCTGTCATACTTATCTCTATAGGCGGGACCATTTCCCTTTTTTGTAGTGCCTATTGTTGTATCTTTGCTGTCTTCCATGAGATGCTTTTCTGTAATAATATGAGTGTTTTTTGCGATGTATATAAGCCCGCTGGTTTTAATCCCTCCATCTTCCAATTCACCTATCTCTTTAAAAAATTGATTAATGTTAAGAACACACCCAGGACCAATGATAGACTTAATGCCGAAAAAGACCCCGGCAGGAATATGATGGGTGATAAATTTCTTTCCTTGATGAAAAATGGTGTGACCCGCGTTGCATCCCCCGTTGTATCTAATAACATGCGTATAATCTCCTATTTTACAAAGATGATGAGTTACTTTACCTTTTCCACAATCTCCGTATTGAAGATCGACAACAATATCTGCAATCATTTAACTTCCTTTTTAGCCAAAATAAAATATAGAGTATCGAATCGCGATGCTCTTCATGGGTTTGTTTATCATATATTAACATATTTATTTTTTATAGTAAAGTAACAAAAAAAACATTCCAAGCTATATTAGAATGTTTTAAAAATACATAACAATAAATAAGAACGACTGGAGCTAATAATATAAAAGTTAAGTTGCGCCGACGTAAGAGCCATAAAAGCGCAGCGCAAAGAAATACTAGTGCTATTTTCATAATAATAAAAACAGTAGGACTTATATTAAGCAATATTTCCATTAGAGGGTTGACTTCAGTCGCTAGCTGGTTTTCAATCCAAAAGACCGTTGCTATAGCGTCAATTACATTTAGCACCATTAAGACTATAAGAATTATTAAGAATTTAAAATCTTTATTTTTCATGGAGAGGGAGAATTTGTTTTCTGCTGACTGCACGCTGTTTCTTCTAAAATTTCCAATAAGTTATTATATATTTCTATAGCTTTAGTTTTAAGTTCATATGCTTTACCACCGGCACCCGCTTGAATTAAAGGTATATAGCTGTCCCCCCATATGCCATCCAGTATATATTTTTCACTAAATACATAAATCGATAAATCAATAGCTACACTAATCATTTGTACCAAAATCGATTCTGTGATCTTTGGTACCAAATAAGATTGCCCTTCTTCATCAGAAAATAATATTATTACATGCTTTGCATCGTTTCTCCAACTAATATTCCATTGCTCTTTCGGAGGTATAGATTCTCCTATTGCGCCTCCCCATCCCAGTTCTATCCATTTTAAGTCTGTCACCAAATAAGGAAGCGCTGCCTGACTTACCAAATTATGTATGGATAAATATATAGCATCATAATTTTGTTCATATCCCCCGTCTAAAGAATAACCAGAATTTTGAAAAATACTAATAAATGTTTTAAAATCAACAAGATTGGTTTGTAGTACTACCCTTTCTTTCCATGACGAATTACTATTTCCTGTTGAAGCGGTGAATACTAACCCCCATTTTACAACTTCAGAATCACTATAATAGGTAGCAAATTTATTTAACGCTGTCATAACTGCATTAATTTCCTCAAACATGGATCCTGAAAGATCTACAATAAAAAGAATATCCGTTGGTGTTAGTTGCTTATCTTCATCTATCTTTCCGTCGCAATTGGCATCGGTACCATTACAAATATCTTCAGGTTCAGGGGTAATTTCTCCCAAACAAAGCTTTTTAATAAAACCATTATTATCATCATAATTGCCCCACTTGCCTTCAAAACACAGTAGCATTCCTGCTTCACATATGCCAATTCCCATTGTTTCTGGTGGTCCACTATAACACACGCCAAAAAGATTTTCATCTACCAATTGATTGCAATTATCATCATGGTTATTGCATTCTTCGGGTTTTGAAATGCCCATAAGCTTATCACATATAGCATTTGGAGGCAAAAGCTGTGGAAGCCAATGACATACAGCAAAACATTCTGTTAGTTGTAATTTCGAGCATTTTTTATCTATACATTCACAGGTTTTATACCCTTCTCCACAAATAAGAGGAGATTCTTTACAGGGCATTAATACGCCTAGATCTTGCATCGTACACAAGCATTGTAAACCTTCATCGACTTTTCCATCACAATCATCATCTAATCCATTACAGATTTCTGGCAATGGTTTCTTAGCAGTGCAAACCCATTGCCCCCCTATGCAATATTCTAAACTCTTTTCACAATCAGTAAAGCATTCCTTTACCAATTCCTCATCTATTAAACCATCGCAGTCATTATCAATGCCATCACAAATTTCATCTAAATCGGGTCCACATTCCCCGCAATCATTTAATTGCCCCTCGTCTGTCTCACCGTCGCAGTCGTTGTCCAAGTGGTCACAAATTTCTTCAGGTTCTTTGCCACACTCGCCGCAGTTATTTGTGAGCCCCTCATCTATTTCCCCATCGCAGTCGTTATCTAAATAATCACAAATTTCCACTTCAGGTTTCGGCGCATCGCACTCAACAATTTTCCCCCCTACACACACTGCTGATCCTGCTCCACATTCAGATTTACAATCATATTTTCCTTCATCCGTTAATCCATCACAGTCATTGTCGATCCCGTCACAGATCTCCAGATCGCAGGGATCACACGGTCCTTTTTCAAAAAATCCTTTAAAACAATAAACATTAAGATACCCCTTCATTCCATCCTTTTCGCATTCCTCAACTGCAACAACAGCAGGAGTTGGTATACATTCCAACACTTCTTCACAGTCACTAATAGATAAAACCCTATTATCATCACATATATCTACTAAAGCTTTGGCGCGATTCATTTCATCTAATGGGGGACAATAATAATATATTTCTCTTAAACAATCTTTTTCGTAAGTATCTTCGGGAATGTCTTCGGGTGCTTCTACATCTGCAGATGGTGTTGTTTCGGTCACATCTTCCGTGGTTATATCAGGATAGTGATGAGGAGTTGAATTGCTAGTTGCGCCTTCTTTTTCTTCCGTACAAGATATAGCGCCAAGCAGAAAAAAAATAAATATCACAAACATCCAAAAACATTTTTTTACCGTAGGCAAAATTAAAATCCTCTATAATAACTATTATTTTATTACATAAAGAACATATGTTTCAATATTAAAAATCAATTTTTTTAGGCAATTGTAAAATTTTTACAGAAATGATACGATCACCTTCATCATCTTTTATAGTTTGGAGCTTGCTTCTTAGAAAAGCTAAATACCGGGTACCCAAGGCAGGATTGACCATAAATCTAATATTAAGTTTTACATTTTTGTTTCCTTGAGAATCTTTATGCATGGATTCGGTAGTTTTTATAACAGTTATACCTTCAATCGCCCTTATTTTTTCAAATACGGTACCGTAGAGTTGTGTATCTGGTTCAGCTCTTAAAAGCACTTCCATCTGATATTTGACTAATTGCTCGTTGAGGTAGGTTTTCCAATTTTCAAGTAATAGTTTCACATTATTAATTAGTTAACTGGTTTCAAAGTAAAACTTAAACACCAAAACTCTTTACCATCGATCCATCGCACCAATACATCCTGTATAAAAGGTTCATCTTTCCATTCTTCAAACCCATCAAAGGCTTTCGCTTCTAAAACTAATCCGTATTGATGCGTCAAATCAAAACAAACAAGATCTCCTTTTTTAAATAATGCAGCCATGACATAAACGCTTATATAATTATATATCTATTATAATCGCCCCGCCGCCGCCTTTTTTATCTTTTTTTTCATCTTTGGGGGGCTTATGGGGCTTGTTTGGTAGCGGCAGTTGAGCATAAGGACGGCTTTGTTCCTTTTCTTGCTCTTTTTTTTCTTTTTCACTTAAAAAATCAATAATTTTAAAATTAATTCGAGAAATGGTAATCATTATATTATTAACTTCCTCCAAAGCCCGTGGGGGCACTTTTTGAACGTTTATAAGAGGGTTTTTTCATCTTTCCACCCACATTATACTTGTTTCCTCCTCCACCCAGCAGCTTAAATTTAAGTTTTGTATAATTCTTTTTGACATCGTGTTGAAAATCTTCTTTCATCGCATCGAAGGCTTTTAAAACTGCCAATTTTAAGTATTTTCTCATATTATATTGGTGAACATCCTTTGGATTAACCCATTTAAAGTCCACATGTTCTTTGGGTTGTAGGCGTATATCCTCATTGGGGCATGCTGTTTTATATATATTTATATTTCTATAGGTTTCCATGGGTTTTATGTCGGAAATAGTTAAATTTGTTTCTTCTTTTGTTTCTCTCTTGGCTGCCGCAATAAAATCTTCCTCTTTTTGGAGATGCCCACCGGGTAAATCCCAATTTTGTTCTCCATTTGTTCGTTTTAATATTAAAATTTGACCATTTTTATTATAAATGATGACTTTAGATATCTTATTTATATCTCTTGGAGCTTTATTCTCATCAACTTGATGCATGTTTTCCTTGTATGGATCGACAAGGACTGTCTTTATGCCTATTTCTTCAGCAGCTTGAATTTCCACGGGATCATCATCATAATGAATTAAAGAATTAAGTGATTTTAATGTATCGGCTTTTAAATTTCCATCCGTAAAAATAATTCCATCTGGATATAAGTGGTATTCTTCGACAAATTCTTTAACTGAGCGTTGGTTTTCTACCATTTCAGCATCTTTTTCAAATTTAGAATATCTAGAAGTTACTATATAAACCTTATACCCCTTATTTTTATATTGTTTGAACATTTTAATCATAGGTAGATAAGGTCCATCATGAACCCAATTATCTTCTTCTTTGCCCCAGTGAGAAAGAGACAACGTAGAATCAAAATCAAAAGTAACAACTTCTTCTTCTTTCAAATATTCTCGCCAATTTTCAAACGCATTTTTCATTCTTCTATTATATCCGTAATTTATGCCGTGTCAAGTCATAAATGATATTTTGAATCCGCTTATGGTGATCTTTTAAGCTTTTGTCTCCATATTTATATGGTTCCACATAATCACGCAACGCATCTTCTTTAGACTTATATTTGAATTCCTCAGAATTGCCACTATAATTATAAATGGAAGTTAAAATATTTTGTATTGTAACCCCATCTTCTGGGTTTGTGTTGGTGGTGCGCTGCAATGTTCCAAACATATTTAATAATGCATTTTTTTGATGAACATTTTGAGCAGGGTTTTCTATAATATCTAACTTTGTAATTGTAGGAAAAGTCTTTCCAATGTTTTTTAAATATACTCGCCAATTTTCAAATAGTACTTTCACTCTTTCAATCTCCTAATGGTATATGAGTTCCATTCTGCTATTTTCGTAGACGTATTAGAAAGATTCCACCTTCTCGGAATTTTGCAAAGTGGAAAAACAGCATGTAATAAAAAAACAAGACCTCTAAGCATCAAGGTTAAACCAATTTTACCGGCAAACAGCATATGATTTAAATATGTTTCATTATGGTCTATAAGATGTTTCATTTTTATTTAAGCACTCTTGCCAATTTTCAAATAGGCGCGCAATATCTTCAACAATGGGCTCGTCTTCATCCACACCCCTCTCACAAGCCAGACCGGGCTGTTATGATTGGATATTTCTTATATGCTTCTGTTTGTCTGAGGAGACGGGTAAGAAATTTAAATTGCTTCTCTGGAACCTCGCGATCATTACGATCCATAAATTGTTCAGATCCATAATGAAACTGCCACTTGCCAACAACCATTCCCTCTAAATTGGATTCTCGCTGTTCAAAATAAAACAGCGGATCATCTGGTTCATAATAATCCTCAAAATAATTCAAACCAGGAGCAGCAGTACACCAATCGGTCTGTTTGCCCAGTTCGCAAGCAGCACCTTTATTATGAATAGCGGCGATAAACCATTCATCATCATCTCTTAAAACTTCCGTGCCAACTTCTGCATCTAGATATTGCTTTTTCTCTTGTGCTGCGTGAATTTCCTCTTTTGCATCTTCTGCCATTTTTTCAAGATCTTCGATTGATTTAACTTGCATCAAATCCTGTTGAGGCATAAAGCGTTGGTGATGGAAAAAGGTTTCGAGATGATCCCAGACATTGCGGAACCGGTTTGTGCTCCCCTCAATAAAAGAAGCTGCATAACTTGGATTTTCTCGTGACAATTTTAACAGCCACAATACAGAAGAACCTTTTTGATTGTCTGTTAAATCGTCTGGGATTTGATCGAGGAGGTAGTTTATAAAGTTGCGATGTTGAGTGCGTGGCAATGACATGTCCCAACTATCAACTGCATCACCCTGCTCTTTGTCGTAACGATACGCTTTAATAATTTTTACTGTTCTTTTAGAATTAAGAATTTCTTTGGCGTCTGCAAAGGAAACTTCATTTAAATACTGACGCCAATTTTCAAATAGGAGTTTCATTCTTTAGAATCCTTTTTTTCTGTTTCTAAAGTCTTCTTGCTTTTTTTTTCATCTGGTAGGTTTTTTTCAATTCTAAATTTTAAAATAGGTTTACCATTAATAGTTGGCTGACCTAATTCATCGATTCCTATTTCTTTAACTACAATTCTTTTATTTTTGTATCTGCCGCCCAATAGAACATCACCAACCTTAATATCAAGATCAATATTTTCTTTCATATACTTCCGCCAATTTTCAAGTAGGAGTTTCATTTAATTATCCCTATTCTGAACTTTTTGAAGCGTTCTTGGAGCGCTGCATACGGATCCGCAGCTGATGTTGATTGTGAACCACGCAAGCTTGCTGCAGCAGGAGTTGAGGCACTTCTCTTTTCTAAAACATTTTTAGCCATCTCTCTTGTTCTCTCTTGTGGATTATTTTCTGCTATATCCTCCAAGATATCCGAAGGAACAATATCATAATATTTAACAATTCTTCTAGCAACTCCAGTATATTCATAAAACTCTTCGCTAGCTAACCACCTTAAAACATATGTTGGAATATTAAAATGATCTAGAGTTGCCATTTCTGCTAGCGTGTTCGCCATAGCATAAGGATCTTCTAAAGAATTCAGAATTTCCCTCATCTCATCTATCTGCGCCTGCGCATGCGGTCCATCAACTAGGCGTATTTTCACCAACCTCTCTAAATCAAATCTCCGAAGCTTCTCATATTTGTTGTATGCCTCTGTTTGAGTAAGCATATCGTGTAATACTTCAAAAGATTCTTTATCAACCCGCTCATCCTTCGAATTCATAAATTGAGATGAACCATAGTGGAACTGAAATTTATTTAAATTGCTTTTATTTTGGAAATAAAACAAAGGATCATCTTCTTTATAATAATCTTCAAAATAATCTAAACCGGGAGCAGCAGTACACCAATCGGTGTTTTTGCCGAGTTCGCATGCAGCACCTTTATTGTGAAGTGCCGCGATAGTCCACTTATCATCATTTCTAAAAATTTCTGTACCTTGTTCTGCATCAAGATAGTTCTTTTTATCTTGTGCTTTTTGAATTTCCTCTTTTGCTGCATAAGTCATAGCAACAAGATCTTCCATGGTCTTGATTTGCATTAGATCTTGTCTAGGCATAAATCGCTGATGATGAAAAAATGTTTCAAGGCTGCGTCGAGGACCAATCGTAATACGACCATTAATAAATTCAGCAGCAACTTTTGGGTCTTCTCTTGATAGTTTTAGCAACCAGAGAACAGAAGTGCCCTTTTGGTTATCAGTTAAATCATCGGGGATATGATCGAGAAGATAGTTTCTAAAATTACGGTGTTGAGTGCCTATCAATGGAGCGTCCCAGCTTTTAATTGTATCATCCTGATCGTTATCATAGCGATATGCTTTAATAATCTTTAAAGTGCGTTTAGAATCAAGGATTTCTTTTGCATCTGAAAAAGAAACTTCATTTAGATACTGTCGCCAGCTTTCAAGTAGGAGTTTCATTTATTTCCACCTTAAAAGTCTGATTTGTTTTTCGCAAAGTTCAATTCTTTCTTTTATTTTTTTTTCTAATCCCAGGGTCACAGCAATTTCCCAATCTTCATAACTTTCAGTTTTTGATTTTTTTAAAACAATCTCTCCTATAAAAAGATAACACAATGCTTGCATATATTCAAGCTGCGCTGAAAGATAAAGCTTTTTAGTTATTAGTTTTTTTCCTTCTTGGATAAAAGATTCGGATTGGAGATAAAGAAAGGCAGCGCAGTTAGCGCCTTTTTTGGTGTCACATATAGTTTTGCGGTTACAATCAGAATTTGGTGATAAAACTATTTTAGGGGATTCATCTTCATATTGAGAGACCACTATCACATTTGCATTGGGATTTTGAGCAAATCGCGAACCGCATGCACTTACAAAAAATAATGCAAGGCAAAATAAAATAATAGTTTTCACATTATTAAATAGTTATAAATAACAGTCTTCTTTTATTATTTTTTTTATTTCAGTTGTTTGAATCTCTAAATTATACAATATTACTTTTTGTATTTCTATTTCGTTCTTAATGGAGGTAATCTCCCTTGATAACCCTAAAACCCCAAGGCAGAGACAAACCAATGCCAATATAGATAAAAATATGACTACACTAGCCCTTAACATTTTACTAGTCCTTAACACTTTTCTTAGATTCACCCTTTAACACATAATAATAAATACGGTTTTTTTGCCTCGATGGACTTTCCAGTGCTGGCAGCTGCGTTTTTTTAACTAATTGGGCTGCCCACTGTAGTTTGTTCCCCGCATCAGTAGTATTAAGATAATGTACATAACGCAGCATAACCACAGCAATGGTGGCATTTTCAAGCTCCACATTGTTTTGCGTATTAATCGATAATAAAACCAAATCTTTAACACCCATACACCGTTCATAGATTGCTAGAGTAACAGAAAGCCCCATAACGGGAACGTTCCACAAGCCTGCAATCTGACATTGTTGAATATTTTTAAAGATTAATTTATTTAAAGTTTTAGCGGATAAATGAGCTGAAGAAACGCAACTCACATTAGAAACTATAAATCCTAGCCAAACCAGGGCTAATAAAATTGTTTTTTTGAAAGTAATATTCATTTTGTTTTCCTTTTTAATGGCTAATAGAAGATATTTTAATAATTGTTAGCTCTTTCGGCGCTGTTGCGCGCATTCTGGAAGAAATTTTAATTGGCACTCTTTAAATTGAGAAAGCTTTTTTTCTAAAATATTTATTTTAGCTTGCAAGTTATTTATATCAATTATATATGATTGCGCTTCGCTTTCCGCTATCATTTGATTATTAAAAATAAAATCCTCATATTCCATTATTTGACGCTCCACAAAAAATATATATTACATGGTGCGCGCACTTTCATCTTTGTGTCCGCATTTTTTAATGCGGATAACCAATGATACATTTTTATTTTTTTTTTCAGTATAAATGACCGGTTGGTCTATAATAGCGCGCTTCTCAATATCTTCATCTTCTTCATCTTCTACATATCCCGCTGGGGTGAAATTGTTATGGCTCCCAACCTCTAGAATATTAATTTTCATTACCCAATGCCAGCTGATCCTGACCAATTTGACCCAGATGGAGAAATTGCCTGAATGCGTGCAATGTCAATGCCGGTAAGTCCGGCTATAACATCTACTATAGCTGATCCCTCTAAATATAGTTCCGTACATTTAATTTGTAATACAGGGAGATTTTGCCCGCCCGCAGTGTTGACTCTAAAAGATTGTTGACCGCCGATAGAACTGTCCCCCTCTACGCCAAAAGCAGACATCCCTATATCAATAGCTGCACTCGATGAAACATGAATCCATTGTGTTACGGCGGGAAACACTATTTTGCTAGTAACTTGGGTATTGATATTCCCAGATAAAAATGGCTTGCCACTAACTTGGTAAGAACCAACGTTACTTAGACCTGTACCATATGTATATTTGGTAAAGGACAAATTATCATGACTCATAGTTGTGTAACTCCTTTTACATTAATTAGTTATTTTATTTTCTTTTAACTCGCTAAGTATTTTATTTCTATATGACTTTCTTTTTTTAAATTACTTCACTCAAGCCATTGACGGACATCATTGCATCGTACGAAAGAATTCTCAAACTACTTAACTTTTTTATATATTCGTTTCGTCTTAAAACTTTAAATGTAAGATTTTCAATAGAATTTATACCACCAGTTTCTAATCCAACTTTTCTATACTTTCTAATTCGATCCATTAGATTTTCAGCCATTTTATGAGCTGTTTTATAATCTTTTTCGGCGTAATATTCATATACTTCATCTATTTCTTCCATCAAGTGAGCTGATTTCCTCTTAATACTTTCATAGTCGATTTCCCCGCGAAATTTAGATGGCTGTTTCAGCCAACGATTTTCCACCACGGAGTATATGCCACTAGCATAGTGCGGCTCGTTGCTATCTTGAACATATACCTCAACTTCAAATCCTTTCATGAGAATCATATGGGTATTATTCCAGTTTCTAGTTTTTTGTTTAAAATAATCTTCTAGAAGCGGAAGATTAGCTAGCTGATCAAAGTCTATAAGAATATGTAAATCAAAATCCGACATATCAGACCAATTATAGGTCGCTGTAGAGCCTGTTAAAATAATATCTTTTAGTGATATGGAAGGATCCAATTCTAAAGATTCAAAAAATTCATTAGCGATCTTAATTGCCGCCTCGCGCACCTCTGGTTGGAGTTGATTCCCATGCCACAAACCAGGAGGCAGCTGGTCTTTCAATTTTAAGGAGGAAACATCAACAAACTGAGGATCTGCTAATTCCTCAAGAAAACTTTTCCAAGATTTTATGAAATCCATACATTAATTAGTCATACCCTCAAGGAATAACTCGTTAATGTGATCACACTCATCACATTTAAAAACTTGTAAAGGTACCAGCGTATTTTGCCCAGTGGGAGATATCAAAGCAGAAACTTTTTTAATAATGAAAGCCGTTACAAAAGTTTCATTTTGACAATTGTCACAGGAAACAGTTTCTACGTCCGATAAATCTATTTTTATTTGATCTTGTGGGTTAACATTCATAATAGTAAAAATTTTTTTATTTTTTTAATAAGCATTTTGATTTTATTTGGTTTTATTTCGAAATGTAGTGTGAATTGCTTCCAACCTCGCATTCATATCGTCAACTAGGTTTGCATAATTTCTTTTTAAATACACAACTTCATCTCGCATTTCGGAGTTAGAGGCTTGTACTCTCGCGACTCTCTCGCTTAACACCTTTACTTGTTGTTCTAGTTCTTTATTCGTAGCCATGACATGCTCCCTTTCGTGATTCTGCATTTATAATTACCTCATTTTTATATATTTTAATTTATAATGCAATGTATTTTAAGTTATTTATTTTGCTGGTTTAATTTTTCTTCAAGTAATATTAGACGATTTTCTAAATGTGCATAATCCCCATAGCGGTGATGCATAAATTCTACTTTCTCATGAATAGAATCCAGTCTTCTTTCTATAGAAAAATAATATATTCCCAAAATTACTGTAAATAAGCTGATGACAACAATGGTGACGATATCTAATTTAAATTCAATTTGCCGATTCCAATTAAGCATGAGACTGTTCTATTTTCAAATATTTATTCAATCTATTTTAAGCTTACACGAAGCTTTTTCTGCTCAGGTCACTGCTCTGTTAAACTTCTTTTAATATAGTCTTCATTAATATATTCATCTAAACGACCATGCAGTATTTTACGAACATACTCAATGGAATTAGATTTTTCGTTTTCTAATGTTTTTGCTAATTTTTGTATAGAATCTATTGTTTCTTCAAGCTGGTTTGCCCATTCATCTTCATAATCATAATCTTCAAGAAGAATGCCATTAAGCTCTTCAGCAATAATCTGTTTAAGTTTTAATTTGGTTAGTTTCATTTTTTTGTTCCTCTAACTGGATCTTCTTCGCTTTGCGCACCATGATTATCATCACGCTTGTGAGTTTTTGGCACGGACTCCGTGAGATCTCCCTCAGTTAGATTACGAATAATGGTATTGCCAAATTTCATATCATATATACCAACTTTGCCATTTTCGCTTAAAGAATGCCAAAGCACAATACCTGTAGTGTCTTCTTCGTTAATTCCATAACGTACCATCAGCGCTGAACTCAGCGTTGCCTCTTTTATTCATTGGTGCTCCAAAGTTTCAAGCTCACCTTCAAGTTCTTTCTTACGTTTTTTTTCTGTTTTAGTGAGTTCTTCTTTGATAATCTGTTTGAGTTTTGATTTTGTAAGTTTCATTTTTATTACCTTACCACTCGCCTTCTTCAGTTTCTCGCTGGGGGGCGTGATCTGATTTAGCTTGAATTAATTTAGCTAGTGGTTTAAGCGCATCTAACAAGGGCTCTTCAATTTCTAATTCAATATCATTATAAGTTAAAGCTATTCCCGTTTCTTCACTAAAAGCCCCTGCATCTTTTAGTTTTTTAACGGCTAAAGGCATTATAGCATCTCTAGCGGCATTAACTAATTCATCTAAAACATATTCATATTGATATTCTGCCGGAAGTTCTTCTCCCCCAACAGGACCAGGGTCTTCTTTGGTTTTTTCCCATGGACCAGGAACAACATCGCCTTCTTTTATTGCTTGAGCAAGCTCTTCTTTGATAATCTGTTTGAGTTTTGATTTAGTTAGTTTCATAATTTAATCCTTTGCTTGTGTAGCGTGCCCCGGAAGGCTTTTAAGATGTTTAGGCTCTTTAGATTTGTGTTGTTTAACTTTCTGTCCTAATTTCGCCAAATTTCTTAATTCTTTAAAGGTAATTTCGCCATTATATAAATCCCACGCAGCGCCGCCATAATCCTTTAATTTGGCAGCACATTTAGTACGCTCATCCCCGCGCTTTTCGCGACATGAATATGCCATTCCAGCAGCTTTTTGTTGAGCTTGAGATTCTGTTGCGCCTCTTTCTCGATAAGGAGGATCGCCCACCGTTTTAGAAGCTTTGTTTCCCTCGTTCATAAACACAAACAGCTCCTCTTTAATAATTTCTTTAAGTTGCCCTTTGGTTAGTTTCATTTTTTTCGTTTCTTTGCCATTTTACGAAACGTTTTTGCTAAATTATATCGTTTGGTACCAGGGGGGCAAGTTGGTCCACCAAACTTATCCCCAGTGCAAACCCCTTCAGTTCCGCGTTTTTCGATATCTTCTTCGGCGCTTTGAATCCATAGGTCATCTTTTTTTTCTTCAAAAATTTTTTCATTTAAAACCGCTTCCAATTCCTCGTAAATAATTTCCTTAAGTCTTGATTTGGTGAGTTTCATTATTTATTTGTCCTCTAACCTGCTCACCCTATCACCTAGATCATCTAAGCCGTTGCCTAAAGCCCTTAAGGCAGCATATATGGGTTCTAAAGGATTAGCACCCGCGCCAAGCGATTTTAATGAAATTTCATTAATTTCTTCTTTAATCAACTTCTTAAGTTGGCATTTAGTTATTTTCATTGATATAATTAGAAGTTAAAAGAAGATAAGGTAAGAATTTTTTAGCTAGAAAATATTTTTTTACTTTTTTATGAGGAGGGGCTAGAATCATCCTTTTCAATTAAATTAATTAATTTCTTTTCTAGTGTCTCTAGAATATATTCTAATCTATTAATTGTCCCACGTGGTAGACTATATCCATCTGTAATTAAAGTATGCGCTTTTTTCTCGCTTTCTTTCTTTAATAATTTCTTCTAATCCAACAAAGGCTCCACCACATATAAATAAAATATTAGATGTATCCATTGGGATTGTTTCTCTATTCC